GCGGCGCTTTTTTAGTATTACTGCCGCATAACCGCGGCTGGGGGACGGCTGTGAATGACGCTCTTGGACTATCCCGCGCGCCCTATTTGTTTGTTAGCAATAATGATGTGGATTACAGCACTGTGGGTTTCCACGAAACCATGCTAAAGATTTTTGAGAATCAGCCCAATATCGGTATACTCGGCGTTTGGCGGCATACGGGGCATGGTCTTGTCCGCAATGGTGTGCAAACTGAACTGTTTAATGAAATGGACAACGTGCCTGCCGTGGGTTGGATGATGCCCAAGGTGGCTATGGAAAAGGTCGGTATGCTTCCCGAACATGGACCGTGTTTTACCAAGGGCGGCAACGGCGAGGATACGAGTTATGTTAACCGAATGAAAGAAGCAGGATTTTTAGTCGGTGTCCCCAAGCAGGACATCGCAATTCACATTGACGGTTATTGATATGGCGAAATTTGGCTATGATGAAGAATTGGAGGACGAACCCAATGCGGCAGACTTGCGCGCCATAGAGCAGGAATTGGAACAGGAAACTCTAATGGCCGACCTAAAAAACGATTACAATGATGATGATTGGTAAAAGTGTTCTGTGATTATTTCTATTGTCCTGTTTATAAGCTATTTAGGTTTGATTATCCCTCCTACTCAAACCGAGATTCCAAGTGAAGGTTTGTAGGCGATTGCTTGCGACTTTCCGCTTATAGGCAGGGTTGTAGAAAAAATTAATAAGAAAGGAATTTATGAAAAAAGTATTAGCCAGTTTGTTTCTAGGGTTAGGATTGGTTATAGCGCCATTAGTTTCGGCCGCTACTAAGCCGCAGGTTAGTTGCACTATGACAACTATTCCGCTAACTATCACGCAGGGAGTATCTACGCCAGTTACGCTTTACTGGACAGCACCAAACGCCAAAGAGGTTTCCATTTTTGGTTTTACATTGAAAAATGTTACTAGCGGTTCGCAATTATTGTTATTGAGTCAAACACAAACCTATACCATGACCGCTACACGCGGAAATGAAAGCGCAACTTGCCAAACAACTATAATCGCCAATTAATATGAAAGTTGAAATTATTGTCCCTTGCATAAACCTTTGGCGCAAATACACCAAGGCCTGTATTGATTCGCTAATGGACGCTATGGTGCGCGCCAAAGCTCACGGCATAGACGCCCATATTATTTTGATAGATAACGCCTCCACCGATGAAACCAAGGTTGAAGGCGCGAAATTCAACGCCGATTTATTATTTTACCAGCGCAATGAGCAACGCTGGGGTTTTCAAAAGTCGGTAAATTTCGGGGTTAAATACGGCATGGAACACGGTGCAGATTTAATGCTGATCTGCAATAACGATATCGTAATTCACCCCGAGGCTATCTGGCGCATGGCTGAACGCTTTGGCAAGGATAATGTCGGCTTGGTTTCCTGTATGGACGTGCGCGGGGAGATGCGCGAAAACGGCATCCAACCGCTTATGATTGGTTCAATAAGCGCCAAGGAAAAGGAAAAGGTAGACGAAGCGCCGCACCCTAATTTTTCGGCGTTCATGGTATCCAAAGCTTGCTGGGAAGAAGTCGGAGAGTTTGACGAATTGTTTGAGCCTGCCTATTTTGAGGACAATGACTTTCATTACCGTATGAAATTATTAGGCGTGCCAGCTATTACTTTCCCGCCCGCTATGTTTTACCACTATGGCTCCCGCACACAAAATGAAGCCAGCGAAACTGGCCAGCCCATTGTTGCTGGCGCTCTTTTTGAAAATAACCGTGCTTTTTACGCTCGCAAATGGGGTGGCAATCCAGGCGATGAGAAGTATGAGCATCCGTATAACGACGAAACAAAATCATTAAAGGACACCAAGCAAGGGGTTATCCCCAACCCGTAATTTGCTTATTGCCCTATTTAAGGTATTATAAGGCTATGACACAGGAGAAAAAAGAAACCAAAAAGGTATTACCGTATGGATATGTGGCGTATAAATTAACAGGCCACGAGGATTGGCGCGTCACTTCCGCCACGGACTTTGATAATAATTTAGCCAAGCGCGAGGACATCGGCGAAACTAAACGCTATGAAATCAGCAGAGAAACTGGCGACATGACAGCTTTAACGGCTAAAAAGAAAACCAAATGAAAGGCTACGACATAGACGGCGTGCTAACATCGGGCATCGTGCCTGAAAAAGACTCGGTGGTTATATCAGGCAGGACATTCGCCGAGTATGACGATTTCGCTAAAAAGGCCGCCCAGCTTGTGCCAGTTTATATTCGCGGTAAAGGAGCATACGGCGACCGACAGGCCGCGGGAGAGTTCAAGGCCGAGATGATTAGATTTTTAGGCGTCACGGAATTTTACGAGGACGACCAATTACAGATAGATATTATCCATAGGGTTAATCCAAAAGTTATAATAAACAAAATATGAAAAAAGTTTTAATTACTGGTGGTTGCGGGTTTGTCGGCACGCACCTGATTGAGCAAATTTTAAAGAATACGGACTGGCAGATTGTCAGCCTTGATAGGTTTGATGCCGCGGGAAACCCCAACCGCTTGTCCGATATGCTTTCCACCACCCCAGATATTGACCGCTCGCGCGTGAAGTTTGTATTTTGGGATTTAAAAGCGGAATTGAACGAGCAAGTTTATAAACAATTAGACGGACCGTTTGACTACATAATGCATCTTGCCGCTGGCTCGCATGTGGATCGTTCCATTAGCGAACCCCTGCTATTTTTCATGGACAACTGTATCGGCACGGTTAATATTTTAAATTATGCCAAAGCTGGCGGATTGTGGTTAGGCAAAGTTATTAAAAACGGTCATGAGGTTTCGGTTGAGGACGAGAGGCCAGCGGGAAAGTTTTTATATTTCTCCACCGATGAAGTATTCGGACCTGCGCCAATGACCGATGACTTTTTGGGATATAAGGAATGGGATAGAGCCAACCCGAATAATCCCTATGCGGCCGCCAAAGCCGCGGCGGAAATGGCTGTTATCTCTTACGCCAATACCTACCGAATCCCCTGCGTGATTACCAATACCATGAACATTTTCGGTGAGCGCCAAAGCCCCGAAAAGTTTATCCCGTTGATAATGAATAAGGTTTTAACTGGCGAGAAGTTATTTATCCACGCCGATAAAAGCAAAACCCAAGCGGGCAAGCGCCATTACCTCCACGCCCGCAATATCTGCGCGGCCGTGGTTTGGATATTGGAAAACGGCAAAATGCTGGACGGCTCTGGCAAGCAGGGACGCTACAATATCGTGGGTGAAGTGGAAATGGACAACCGCGCATTGGCAGAATTAGTCGCGAGCATTACCAATGACTGGCTACAAGAGCATGGACTACCGCGGCAGGAATTGGATTATGAATTAGTGGACTTCCATTCCAGCAGGCCTGGCCATGACTTGCGCTATGCCCTTGACGGTTCGTTGCTGGCCGCGGACGGGTTTGCCTATCCCATTGATTTTGAAAACAGCTTGAGGAAAATGATTTATTGGACATTAGACCGAAAGGAACAATGGCTATGAAACCTATCGTCGTAGTTTTAATAGTCGCCCTTATCTTATATTTGGCGAATAAGACCCCTCGCCGAAAGAGAAAATATTAGTATGGATACAAAACCTTTGGACAAAACATTAAATGATTTTATGTCAGTCACGGCCAAAAGCACCGTGGCTGTTGTCGTGCCGCTATACGGTTTTTGGGCGGACATTCCTGAAAATCCCGTGAATGGGGAAGTATTGAAAGTGGCATTAAGCCGTTTGTATTCCAATGTCCACCACCTTTATATAATTTTTGTCGCCCACCCGCAGTCAATTCCCAACGACATGAATAATGTTAACTCGGTGGCTAATATCCTGCTCGGCCGCGCCAAAATGGGCAATACCAAAAATATCGCAATCGGCAGGGAAGCTACTTACGCCGAATATGTAGCCGAGGGGATTACCTGCGCATTAGAGGAAACCAACGCGCAATTTGTAATGGTGTTCAACCCGTGGGTGATGATTCAGGAAGGCGCGGTAGATGTTTTGATAGACCGTTGCAACCGTTCAGACGATGCAAAGGTTGTATCGGGCTACGATTTAAGGTCGGTAATCGAGCCAGAAAATTTTGACAGTTATATAAATTATACGCCAAGTGAGGAATATGATTTCTCGTTTAACTTTGTGGCCATGCCCCGCTATGTGGCGGAAATGGTAACGCTTGACCCCGCTTACAAGACGCATGTCTTTTTGGAGCGTGATATCTGGCAACAGGTTATGCAGAAAAGTTTTGTGGTGATAGCATCGCAAAAAGTGCCGATATTCCCATTTGACTTTCCGTGGCAAGACTATGAAAAAAAAGAACAGTTTGATACCGACAAACAACACTTCATCAGGAAATGGAGCTTTGACCCTGGACTCCTCTACCAAGACCCCCGAGGCGCAAGTCGCCGAGACAAAACGGGAGCTAGATAAGCACGGGCTAGAGCCGATTTCGCAGGTGGAAGTGACTGACCCGTTTACGGGCAAAAAGAGTTTGATCACCATTGACCGCACAGGCACGCATGAGCAGAAGTTAATAGTCGCGCTGGCTAATCCAAAGTTAAAGCAGGAACAAAAAGACCAAGTATTGTCCATGTATCTTTTTGAAAGGGGTAAAGAGAGCGCCTCTTTTATCACGGACTTAATGGCCTATAAAGGGCAATACACCAAAGAGGGTCGCGTGTTCCAGTCCCGTATGCGCTATGACTTTGAGGCATTCGTGGGTTCATTTACCCGCTACCTTGAAAACCAATCGCGGTTACTGGGCATTACTTTGGGAGTTGATATCGCCGAAGAAAAAACCAAATTTGAGGCATGGCTAAAATTACCGAATAATAAGGAAAAGAATTACAGCTATAAAGATTTTAACCATAGTGCCGATGTTAGTCGCGTGGCCTTAATTGAACTGGCGCTATATGCCTTTGACGAAGCCAAAGCTTTGCGCGAGGTAATCCAAAGAATAGTGCAGGCGCGCGAAGCCCAAAAGGGCGGCGGCATCTATGTTAACCAGCAGGGACGGCCGTATAGCGTGAATGATCCGAACTTAGATGAAATAATCAAAGCCGACCGCCAACTCCAGCAGGAGGCAGAATGACAAATAATATAGCCTACCATTACACCTCGCTGGCCAACTGGCAAACCATTAAGCATGTCGGACTTGAACCATACCTAATAAAAAAACCAGAATTTCTGCACATCTTCCCCGATGGTTTCAAAGGTATATGGATGTGGAAAAAGGATTTAAAGGGTATTGAGAATTTCGGGTCAATTATTTGGCAGGTCGGCACAAAAAAAGATTTGGTGATTGTGAAACTAAAGGTTGCGTATGACGAGGATAAGGTGCTGAAATTCAACCGCCAAAATTTGAGCATTAGCCATGAGGGAAATATCGGTGACTTAAAATTCCACCAGTCCACGGCTTCCGTTATCGTCACCGAAAGAATTTTGCCGCACAATATCCAGCTTGTAAAAACCTATGACCTATTAAAGTTAATCCAATAACATGCCTAATGATTTCAAAAAACCAGAGCCGAGCAAAGCAGAAAAATTGTTTTACGAATTGGCGCTTGCCGTCCAGCGGTTAGAGCAGTCGCAGTTGACCAATACCGCCACCGTAATTGCGGCCGCCATGCTGATGAAAATTCCACCAGAGGACATGGCTAAAATTATAATTAATCAAGGATTCATTAAAGAATATGCGGAGAAGATAAATGCGGAAATTAGGAAATTAACCGCACCGCCGCCTATTCCCCCAACCCCAAATGCTGAACAAGGAAGCGACAAATAAAGAAATACTGGACTTCCCGCTGGGCGGTCATACCATTCGCGACATAGGCTCAATGAGCTTTATGTCTTGGATGGCGAAAAAATTGGACGGCGTGCCAAGCTACAAGGCCGCCACGCAGGAACTTTTGGGGTTATTACGCAACGCTCCTATCGGTAAAATGACCGAGGAGGAGAAAATTAGGATAGTCAGAAAATTATTAGACCTAGATATACAAATATGAAAATTGTTCAAATATCAAATACCAAATGGGGTGAGGTCGCCTACATCTACGACGAGGAACAGGGGCGAGTATTCAAGGTTGCAGTAGACGACTTGACAAATACGGGGTATGATGGGGACGACAGACCCGAAATGCCAGCGCGCCGTCCGCGGATGCCCGTCAGGCGCGTCCCCGTGAGAGCGCCAGAGGAAGGCGTTGAGGAAGAATATCCTGAACCCGAACCCCCGCCAACCCCCCAACCAATGAAACCAAGAGTAGCCCCGAAATCAATTATCCCACCTCACCTTGCAGGAGTATTTAGAAAACCTGGCACCGCTGGTGCCGCAGAGGAACGCAGGGAGATGTAAACAGAAAAAATAAAATGGCTAAGAAAAGACGAGCACCAATAGAACAGCTTCGCGCCGCAGGTAGAATGGCCAAGCAAATGCTCGTTGATAGGGGAATCCTTGCCAAAAAAAGTGTATTAGATGAGTTGATGCGAACTGAGGGCGCACCAACTTTGCCTGGCATACCCGCCTACCTCCCTCATCAATGGACATTGAAAGCCTCCCAGCGTATTCTTTATGATTTGCTGATTATTTGGAAAGACGAATGCAAAGAGGACGCGGCGCGCGCCGAGAACATCACGGAGTTTTTTAAATTCGTGATAACGGAATTGCGCCAGCAGGAGGCGAACTACAATAAGGAAGTTGTGGATATGCCCAAGTTAATGAAGACGATGAAAAATGTCCCTGTATTAAAGGACGTTTTTTCGCCTTTGCGGAAGAAAGAAAGCATGCACGCTATCCATAGATTTTTTGTAGACAGTTTCGCCGTGGCCATTGCGCTAAAAAATAACCACACCACCTCGGAATATGCTAACTGGTTTTTAACATGGACGCAGGATATGTATGCCCTTTGGGTCAGCCCAGAGGAGCGGAAAAAAATAGCACGCGTATGATAATTGATTTCCAATTCGTGGACTTCCATAGCTTGGAAGATACCGACATCGTCCCCGTGGCTTTCCAAGACACGATGGATAGGACATCGTGGGAGAACCTTTTTCACTCACTCCCGCAAGACCAACTGGAAGTTTTGGTGTGTTTATTTTTGGGCTTATCACCCGATGAAGTGGTTAAAGCCCTGCATTATCCGAATATTGTCAGATTTTATAATGTTAACGCTAAGTTGAAAGCGTCATACAACAAACAAAAACAGCTATTTTTCTAATATAATTAGTATATATGCCTGACACAACCACGACAGTTGAAAAAGCCTTGCCTGAAACAATAATCAATGAACCCGAAGGTCGCACAAAGTCCGCCATGATCCCCGCGGGCTGGCCAGAGGAAGTTTACCGAGGCATCCAAAAAGGATTAAAAGACCCAGAACGCCAACGCGGTTTGGTCTTTGAAAATGAAAAACAGCGCAATGCGATGGCAATCCGCAAAGGATTGACCAAGCCTGGCAAAATCGGCTATGACACATTACGCCGTATTGCTTTTTCCGTGTATGTGGCGCGCATCTGTATTAACTCGCTCAAGGCCAAGGTTACTAAAACCAAATGGGTTATCCAGCCGATTGACCAGACTAAGCGCAAAGGCGCGGCCGACAAAGATGAACGCATAAAAGAATTAGAGGAATTTTTTAAACATCCCAACCAAAATAACGAAACTTTCCGCACCCTGTTAGATAAAATGTGCGAGGACTTATTGGTATTGGACGCAGTGAGTTTGGAAAAAACTCGCTACCCCGACGGGACGCTGGCTGAACTGCATTTCGTGGACTCCGCCACTATCCGCCCTGTGTTTGATGAACACGGCAACCAAGATATTATTATCCCCTTAAAGACCGTCAATGGTGACGAGGAGTTGCCCGTTTCCTATTTGCAGATTTTAAATAATTCCCAATACGGCGGTCCCGAAAGCGGCGACATACAAGCCGCGTGGCCGAAAAAAGATTTTATCCATTTCCATATGCACCCGCAAGGGTCAATGGAATCATTCGGTTATGGTTTGTCCCCGCTTGAGGGCGTGCTGTCCGTAGTTTCCAATTTACTCAATAGCGATAATTTTAACAGCACCTATTTTGAAGAGGGCGCGTTCCCGCCTGTGATTTTAAATATTGTCGGGCAAATTAGCCAGCGTGATTTGGATGCGTTCAAAGAATATTTTTACCAAGAACTAAACGGCAACTTCCATCGCCCCGCGCTATTGGCTTCCCAGCAGAAATCCGAAGTTATAAACCTCAAAGAGTTTACCAACCGCGATATGCAATTTATGGAATATACCCTATTCCTTGCTAAAATGCTTTGCGCGGCCTATGAAATGTCGCCTGAGGATATTGGCTTGACCGACACTACGGGGAGCAAGAGCGTATCGGAAGTGCAAAAAGATATTTCGGATCAAAAGGGGTATTCGTCCATTTTGGATTTGTTTAAACAGGTTTTCAATCAAGAGATTATTTGGAAAGATTTCGGCTACCAAGATTTAGAGTTTGAATGGGTGGCCGAGGACACCAGCGAACCTGATATTGCCTCGCAGGTTATGGACAGGGCTTTGAAAAATGGCAGTCTGACTTTAAATGAAGTTAGGTTAAAACAGGGCGATACGCCGTTTGGAGATTGGGCTGATGAGCCGATGTTTTTAAGCACCGAGGGATATAAGCCTTTGATGGCGCCGACTGGCGAGGACGAGGGCGAGGAGAATGACAAAATTATCGGTGGCGAAAAACCCTACAATGAGCAGGACGATGTTGAGGGTGAGGAAATCACCAAAATGAATAAATCTATTTTTACCCAAAGCGGGTATAAAGTTTGGGCAGATGACCGCGGCGTAAGTCAACCATTTATTTATATGGACATTAAAAGCGGTTTCGGCACGGTCATAAAACCGCCCGTGGCCGTCAATTTGCAATCCCAAAACCTTGAAATTAGTTTAACAGGAGAATTGGCCGCAATGGGCTTGAACGTTCGACCTACCCGCAAAATGACCTTTGTAGAGGTCACCAATTCGCTATTCACCATGCCTGAGGTGGCTATTGAGTTTAGAAAGTATTGTGAGATGTCGCCTGAATATGATTCGGAAAAATGGCGGGTGAAATTCGGTGGCTCGCGCAAATTCGCTTACTACCTTGTTTCCGACTATATTGACGGCTATACGCTGAATAATCCTCTGTTGATTGCGGATATGAAGCGTGATCCCCAAAGCTACGCGGCCGCGGTGCAGGATTTGGCGAACCTTTGGAAAGTGGAGCGGGATAGGGTATTGGGCGATAGGCGGGCAGACCAATATATAATTGGCCATGACAAACGCGCCTATGGTATAGATTACCAGTTTATGGGTGATGACAGCCGTTGGGAGCGCACCAAAGATGCCATCCCCGAGGCTTTGACCGCTATTCCCGAGTTAAAGGCTATGTTTGAAACGGCCATTACGGATAAGGGTTTTTCCCTAAAATCAATTTTGAGGAGGCTAATAAATAAAAAAGCCTCGCGTAGTATATAATTATTATATAGCTAATTAAGGAAAGGAACTTTATGACTCTTAAAGACTTGTTAGAGATTTTGTTCCTGCTTTCGGGAACAGTTTATTTTGTAGTCAAAACTTTTAAAAATAATTAAAAAAATATATGAGAACAAGAACAAAAGACTCAATTAAAGCAGAAGGTTTTTTTCGCCTGAAAATCGGCGAACCTGATGCTAACGGTCGAGTTGTTAGAGTGCATGGTGATTCTGGTTTCCAGAAAAACACCGTGGTCAACCTTGGTTTCCAGCACTACCTTGTAGAATTACTTGGTGGTATCGCTGGCTCTTCCCAGTTGACCCATGCCGCTCTTGGAACTGGCACCGCGCCTGGCGTAACCGACACTTCCCTAAACGGGGAATTGACCGATGCCGCTGGTTGCCGATGCGCTATCACCCCAACGGTGGTTGCTTCCAAGACCCTGCAATGTGCTTTCACTCTAAACTCCAACGTTATCACTGCCAACAGGACTTTGCAGAATGTAGGGTTGTTCGCAACCTCTACCACTTCCGCTGGTTCTATGTTCGCGGCCACCACGTATGCGACTTCCCAGTTGCAGACGAACCAAGCCGTGAATGGCACTTATCAGATTCGTTTCTCCTAACCTTGTGAATTATCCACATATAGGGCATTGCACAATATTGAGCTATGCCCTATACTCTGGTTATGAGACATCAAACCAAATCCGATGCTATAAATAAAAAGACACTCCAGAAACTTCTCAAAGAGAAAAATCAGGGAGTTAAGATTGACATCGGGTGTGGTGCGAATAAGATACCTTCTTTCATCGGCGTTGATATCCGACCCCTGCCTGGGGTTGATATCGTTGCTGACTTGGAAAAATACCCTTGGCCAATTCCTTCGGAAGTGGCCTCTTTGGTTTCGTCCTCTCACGTTTTAGAACACATTAGTCCGACCAAGGTGGATTCGCGACTTATTGGTTTGGCAAAATTATTGGAGGACAAGAAAGTTTTAAGCGCAAAAGATATTAAAGAATATTGCGGCGAGTTTGACTTTGAATCGTCCTTTATCCGTTTCATGGACGAGGTTTGGCGTATCTTAAAGCCAGGCGGCGAATTTATGTTCATGGTGCCTTACGCAGGCACTATCGGTTATTACCAAGACCCGACCCACATCAACAACATTACCGAGGCAACAATTTACTATTTTGATCCGTTCCACCCCGCCAACCTTTATAAGATTTACCGTCCCAAGCCGTGGGAAATTAAACATATTTTTTGGGATACGGAAGCTATTATGGAAGTTTTGTTAATTAAGCGCCGTGAGGACGCGAGTTTCACCACCCACGTTTCCTTGACGCAAAAAGGGTTAAAATCTTAATGGCAAACTTTGAATTGACATTAAACCCCCATAAATATTTGAAGCGCAAGGATCTGGTGCAAATGACTGAAATGATGAAAAAGGCCTTTAAGGATAAGCGCGTGGACACTTTTCTTTTAAAGTTGACCGATGACCGCAAAGCTGGCGAGAACGCCATGATGTTTCCATTTAAAATCGTAGAATAATATGCCAACAAAAAATGTTTATTTAGGTCCGCAAAATATACTTGAAAAAAATCCCAAAGCTTGGGAGAAGCGTATTTTAATTGGTATTCCCTGCACGGGGTTATTGCGCGTGGAATGGGTGAGCGCGCGGTTTAGCCAAGTCATTCCTACCAACTGGTCGCACGTGGAAGTTTGGCAGATTATGTCTAGCTTTATGCCGATGTCTTACCAACTGGCAGATGCGGAAAATTTGATTGCTAAAAATGTGGTTGAGGGAAACATTGAGTGGTTATTATTTATTGAAAGCGATAACATTATCCCGCAAAATTTATTCCGCAGGCTAAACGAATATATGATGTCGCGGGAATACCCGATTGTCGGCGGATTATATTTCACTAAGTCCGAACCGCCTGAACCGATGATTTACCGCGGCCGCGGCACAGGATATTTTGATAAATGGAAATTCGGCGACAAAGTTATGTGCGATGGTTTGCCGTTTGGTTGCACTATGATCCATGGCGATATTATCCGTGAGGTTTGGAAAGATAGCCCTGAATACCAAGTTATCGGCGCGGATGGTCGCGCAACCGTTACTCGCCGCGTATTCAACCAACCACAGGAGGGCTGGCGTGATCCGATTAGCGGTCGCTATTCCAGCGCAGGCGGCACAACTGATTTGGCTTTCTGCACGCGCGTGATTGACGGCGGCTACCTCAAAAAGGCTGGATTCCCCAAGCACGCAAAAATGAAGTATCCGTTTATGGTAGATACCAGCATTTTCGTTAAGCATATTGATAATAACGGCATACAATGGCCATTGAGCATCCCCGTTAAATTTGACCCAGGCGAAGCCAAGCTGGCCGAGCTGATGAAAGAGTTTTCGGGTCCGTATAAATAAATTTGTAAAATTAGCCTTATAATAAATATATGAGTGAAATAACCCCTTTAACCGTCACATTAGAATTACCCGCCTCGGAGTTTTTAGACCACGAGGGTTCTTTACTCGTGCGTTGTCCTTTAAATGGCGCATGGGTGCCGCTAAAAGATTATTACAGCGAAAACCAAAACTCCTTGCTTCCCTTAGTCGGGAATGTTGATTACGAGGACGCGCCCGAACATTGGGAGCATACGGGCGAATTTAAGGAAATAAAAGACAGGGACGGCGTTGTGGTTGATAAAGAACCATTAATGGCAAAAGTTGCTAAACAACCAGTTGTTTGGAAAGAAACTATCCGCATTTTACCGAAGGCCGAGGAAGCGCCTCCTGAGGGTGGAACACTTTCTTTTGCTGTTCAAGACTCCGTTGCAATGAAGGACAAGTTTTGATAATGCGGGGAAAGGCAGTTATGTTTTTTTTACCTAGGTTGATGGTTTTAATAACCAGAAAACCACGTTATCTTCCTGAAATAAAATGGTCTAGCAAATCTTGGGTTCACAACATCTTCCGCGTTTACGAGATGTTGTTTTGGCGCAAGATTGGGATAAGGGCTGAAATTAGCACGCTCTTTGACGGAAAAAATCTCATTCACCAAGCCCATAGTTTTGAGGGTGCGTGCGCTTTATTAGAGCAAACCATACGAGGACTTTTTAAATTTCATATTCCTGTTAAGATTTGGATTCCAGTTTTATCAACTCCTGAGGGGTTGCCCTTTCCAAATTCACCTTTTTCCTTTGCCATTGCTTTAGATGCGGCCACGGTTATTGCCGCATTTTCTAGTTCAAGTCCTTTGACTTGGAACCATACAGTTACTGGCTCAAACCCTTTTATTGCTATTGGTGTGGGGCTTTTTGCTGGACTTTCCATTCCCTCCACCAGTGCTGTTACTTACAACAGTGTATCGGCTACTAAAGCCCGTGCCGATTCAGTCAACATAGGCAATAATTGTCCAGAAAGTAGTGTTTGGTTTTTGGGTAATCCTTCTACGGGAACAAATCAGGTTTCCGCAACTTGGTCAGGCGGATCGCTTCCTCAGGGTGCTGGCTTGAGCGTGTCCTATACGGGCGCTCAATCAAACAATACCGCTGATGCCTCAAATGGAACGACAGGAAGCACCACGGGAGACAAGACTTTTACGGTGACTACGGTAGCTGATAATTGCTGGATTTTTGTGATGGGGGTTAATGACAATTCCAGCGCACCGACATTAACCTCGGATCAGACATCGCGAGGCACTCTAACTTCTGGCACTACAATAATTAGAGGTGGCGACACTAATGCCGCACAAACCCCACCTGGGAACAAAACTGTTGGTATGACAGTCGGGGGGGGAGGAACTGAGCATGCGTTTGCCATAACAGGAGCATCATTTGGGGTATTTGTTGCAGGAACTCCCGTGTCGGTTTCCGATAGTATCTCGGTTGCCGAAAATGTAACCATTGTGACGGTGCTAGATGTAGATTTGTCTAATACTCTAACCCCAGGTTTAAAAATAATTGGTTAATATGCAAAACGAAACTTTAAAAATTTTTGTTTTTGATGAAATTCATGTTAAAGAAGGCCATGAACGAGTTTTTGTTGAACCCAAGGAAGTATTCTTTCCTTTAGTTTTAGGTTTTAAAACTTTCCGACTATTGGAATGGTTAGCGCGGTTCGCAAATGCTCCCAATGTTTTTGACTTTTTTAAAGTTAATTTAACCATGTCTATATAGGCATGGCTTTTTATTTATGGAAAAAATTATTAAAAACGGAATAACTTATTTTCATGATAGAGGCGCAATCTATTCGGTTGACCCGCCAACAGCTCATTTTAATTTGTCGGAGTGGTCAATGGAGGTGCCACCATTTAAGCCTGAACATTTACTTATTCTAGGCTGTGCTGGTAATACCGTGGCCAAGTTGGTCAAAATTATCCATGGAGATGTGCCTATGGTAGGTGTGGACGTGCAGGAATCCGAGCCTGTTGAAGGACTAAAGTTTTATCTGTCCGATGCGGAACAATTTTTGAAAACTTGCACTGACCAGTTTGACTGCGTAATTGTGGATATTTTTGAAGGTGCGACCATCCCGCGTATCGCCCGCACGCAAGAATTTGCCGAGCTTTTGGCTAAAGTTTGCACACGATTGCTAATTTTTCATACTTCTGGCGAGGACATTTTGCCTGTTTATGAAAAGTATTTTTTTCTGCTACATGATAAGGCCTATAAAGGCACTAATATTTACTACATGAGCAGGGGCGGGCGTGATGATTCCTTGCGTATTCCTAGAGATATATGAACCACGACACAATACAGCATGTTTTACATTTTCTCGGCCATTTAATTGCTATTAAGCATGGTCTTTTGCCTATTGTTCCCTTTTTTTGGGGGACGACCGCAGACAAACCCAGTGTGAATGATTCCATCACTGTCTCGGAAAATATCCAAATGCAGGTGTTCAGTTTCATAAATGTCAGCGACAGCATTACGGTTTCTGAATTTTTTGGCTATCCGACAGAGTTGGTGGTTATTTCGGAATCGGTGACTATAGTCATAACAGCGGCAAATCTTAAAACAATTAATGTTAATGACTCCATAACGGTTACGGAAAATATCCAGTTGCAAATAGTGGATTTTATAAATGTTAATGATTCTGTCACCGTCACCGACACCGATCCAGTAATTATAATTTCCGAGCCTGTTATTAGTGATTCCATTACTGTTTCCGAATTCACGAACATAGTCATAGTTTTCAATCCGAATGTAAATGATTCTGTGACCATTAGCGACATACCAACAATAGCCCCATTGTTAGATGCCTTTAGCGTTAGTGACAGCATTACAGTTTCGGAAAATATCCAAATGCAGGTGGTGGATTTTATCAGCGTGTCCGATGCTGTAACCGTAGACGATAGCTTCACTCAATTCCAAATTGTCTATTTTATTTCGGTTAATGATGCCATAACCATTACGGAAAATACCACAATAACGGAAGTGCTTTTGCCGAATGTTTCGGACAGCATTACTATAACCGAAAATGTGGTATTTGATATCCGCGTCCAGCCAAATGTCAGCGATAGCATTACGGTGGCGGAATTTGCCCAGCTCCAAGTAGTTGATTTTATCTCGGTTAGCGATGCCATATCGGTTGACGACAGCTTTGTTCAAATTCAAATTGTTGACCTAATTTCAGTCAACGATTTAATCACCATTACGGAAAATACGACCATAGAGGAAATTTACCTGCCGAATGTCAGCGATAGCATTACCGTGGCCGAATTCGTCCAATTACAAGTGGTTAATTTTATTAGCGTTTCTGATTCGGTTACGGTCAGCGAATTTACAGCCTTTACCAATAATTTATCTTTATCGGTTTTTGAAAGCATCACGATTGACGAGCAAGTGGCCATTCAGATTTTGGACTATGAAGTGGTCAGCGATACAATTTTAGTGTCGGAATTTGTCCAATTACAAATCGTTGATTTCATCTCGGTAAATGATAGCGTGACCGTTTCGGAAAACCTGAATATCCAAATTGCCTATTGCATTACGGTCAATGACACGGTGACGGTTGATGACAGCTTTACCCAATTCCAAATCATTGACTTTGTAAATGTTTTTGACAGCGTCACGGTTTCGGAATTTACCAACTTTGATATTCGGGTTCAGCCGAGCGTCTTTGACAGCGTGACGGTTTCCGAAGCCGTGCAAATGCAAATAGTCAATTTCGTAAATGTCTTTGACAGCATTACGGCCGATGACAGTAATGCGGTGATTGAGGAAGTGGACATTATAAGCGTCAACGACAGTGTGACGGTTGCGGAAAATACCACCATTGTAACCATTGCCGAGCCGAACGTGAGCGATGCTATTACCGTTAGCGAAAGCGTCCAACTTTCCATAATTAGCTTTATAAATGTTTACGATTGCGTGGTTGTCGCCTCGGGTTCGGAAGTTGTTAATGGTTGCCCGCGGCCGCCCAGCTTAGGCAGTAGCGCTTCATGGGGAACGCCAGAAAATATTTTAATAAGCGATAACCTTTATGCCACCTCCAATGTGGATACAGGTTCAGATACGGGTGATTTAATCGGCACGGGATTTGGTTTTAATATCCCCAGCAACGCCATAATTGACGGTATTAAGGTGGAATGGGAAAAGTTCCGCAGTCAAACTGGCGGGGCTAACCACATGCAAGATAGCGGCGTCTATTTAACCAAAGACGGGTCAACGCATGTCGGCACTAACCATGCGCAAGGCGACTGGCCGACTGGTGATAGTTTCGTGTCCTATGGCGGCAGTTCCGACCTTTGGGGGACGACATGGACGCCCGCCGAAATAAATAGCACTAATTTTGGTTCCACCATTTCCGCGGTTTCCACCAACACCGATTCCTTTAATTTATTCGTAAATTTCGTGCGGGTGACGGTTTACTACCACTTTACCGATGTGGTCTTGATTGAGATTGTAAACTTTGTAAATGTCAACGACGCGATCACGGTTTCCGAACAGACCAACATCATTACCGTTGACCAAATTTCGGTTAATGACAGCGTCAGCGTGGCGGAAAATGTCACCATAGAAATTCTTCAGCAGGAGGTTGCGTTTGATACCGTCACCATTTCCGAATTTGTGCAGTTCCAGATTGTTGATTTTATCAATGTCTCCGACACCATAACCGTTTCGGAGGATATTGCCCTTGCGTTTGACAAGCTGTTAATAAATGTTTTTGACAGCGTAACCATAACGGAAACGGCGAGTATTAACATTGGCGGCGGTATATTTGTGTCGGACGATGTTACTATTACTGAAAATGTCACTATCTTAATTCCAATCTTGGTGCCGTCCGTCTTTGATAGCGTAAGCGTTTCCGAAAATGTCCAGCTCCAAATTGTTAATTTTGAGGGCGTTAACGACACCATCACCGTGTCGGAATTTGTGGCGTTCCAAATTGTTGATTCCATAAGCGTCAACGATGCCATTACCGTGGCTGAAAATACGCAAATGGTGATTGTGGATTTTGAGGGAGTTAACGACACTATTACCGTTAGTGAAAATATCCAGCTACAAATCGTTGATCTGATTTCCGTTAGCGACAGCCTCACAATTACTGAAAATGTTTCCTTCACCATAATCACCGCAAACCCGCAAATTAGCGTCTTTGATACGGTTACTATTACCGAAGCAGTTTCGTTTGTGGTGGTGTCGTTTATAAATGTCTCGGATTCGGTAAGCGTGGCGGAGGCCGCGACCCTCAAGATAGTGAATTCCGTTAATGTTTCCGATACCATTACCCTGTCGGAACAGGCCAGCTTGGAAGTTTTGCTCAATATCTCCGTGGCCGAGAGCGTGGCCGTGGCTGAATTTACCAGCTTTAAGATTTCCGACCTGCAAATCAATGTCCACGATGACGTTTCAATTTCGGAATTCGTCCATTTTGCCTTTGCGGGTGACATGATCATCATTGTGTCCGACAGCATTACCGTGCAGGACATCTTTATCGGCGCGGTTGTGTTCCCTATTACCGCAGGTGAGTTCGGATTGCAATTAGGCTGGCACCAAAGCAATTATGTGCTGGTTGGTGATGGTGAGGAAAACACGCTATCTCGTCCCGATTTAAATAAAAACCTTAATTTAAAAGTATAATAAATGTATGGAACCAATTCTCATTACAACAGTTCAAGGTGACTTCGGCTTTGACTGGAAATTTACATTAACCGATTCGCAGAGTGTGGTAGTTGACCTAACCAACGCCACTGTGTTTTTTGACTGCCAATCGGTCAGCGACCCCGCCGTGCAATTCAACAACGCCATGAATATTGTCAGCGCCGTAGCTGGCACTTGCAAATACACGGTAAAAAATACGGATTTTGTTGTTGCGGGGACATATAGCGCGCGCGTAGTGGTCAAATACGGATCGGGCGAAACCGCCAGTTTTCCGCCAGGCGGCATAACCATTGAGGTGGAACCGAGTTTACCTGTATGAATGACATAACCAATTACGGGTTGGGGGGAGTGGCGATTGCCCTGATCGCGTTGATTTGGAAAATTTGGCAGGATTCAGGCAAACGAAACGACAGGGTTTTGGAGGTCTTGGAAAAGGTTGCGATGTCGCAGGAAAAACAGGCAACCAGTAATCGGGAACTGGCGACTAATATCGCTATCAATACCGAGGCCACCAAGCAAAGCACGGTTGCCGCAAAGGAGACGGCTGATGTTGCCAAGCAGACGGCAACGGCCGTGAAAGGCCACGCTGATGTTATGACGAAAATGGTGATAAAAATTCTAAAGAACGGAAAAAAGAAAGATGCTACTTAATTTTTTGATTTATTTAAACTCCTTTGTGTTTGTCCTAATAGTGATTCCTCTCTTTATGTTGTCCGCCTTTTTATGGCAACACCGAAAGGAAAATGGTGCAACTCAAAATTTTCGCTGGGTAATTATGACGGTCACGGCAAGCAAATTATTTTATTTTTTGATGGAATTGGCCGCCGCTTATTACATTTTAGACACCCATTTAGTCTTTTCTTTAAGGATTATTTTACCAATATTACTTGGCAGTTTGGTGCTTATGACCGTCAACTGGTGGGCATTTTATAAAGTTAAAGTGCTAATGAGGTCAGTTTCTAGTGAAATAAATAAATAAAAACGGCTTTTTAGCCTTATAATTATTATATGAGTAAATTCACCGAGACATACAAAGGCATGTTAATGCCAAGCCTACCGCTTTACGGGCTGGGCGAAATCGTTTCCTACGCTGGTTTCCGCTGGGAAATCACGGGTTTTGAGCCAAATGAAAAGGAAGGGTGCTGGATTTATGACCTGAAAAAGGTTGACGGCACGGACGATACCGAATCGGGCATTAATGAGCTTGGCCTAACCAAATCCTATTTAATGGAAAAATCCGCGGACGGAATGAGTGATGAGGAGCGGATAAAATACTACATGCAAAAATTGGGCATCGCAGGCGCGGGTCCCGTCCCCAACTCTTTACTGGCCATGCAGGACTTGGAGACCAGCAAATTTATAAAAGGCACGGATCAAAATAGTTTTGCGGTTTGGTATTACGACAAATTCGGTTCACAAAAATGCGCGGTGTTCGGGAGTATCATTGACGCCGAGGCTTATGCCAACTTAGTTACCACGATGGGCTTCAAAGATGTGCAAATTATGAAAGGCCAAGTTGAGCATACTGGCCAGCAATTAAAAGAAGCGGCCGAGGACGCAGAGGACGCCGAGACCAGCGAGAAAAAAACATTAGTCCAAAATATAAAAGCCATTCAGGTTCGCCGACAAAAGGCCACGCTCGCCGCAAGGGTTAAAGAAACCACCAAATCCTTTAAACAGGCCTGGTCGAACCTTAATAAGATAACTAATTAAAGCTATAAAAAATTATGCCTAACTATATCCCAAATGCGCCAGATATCAGCGAAATGACAACTGGCGACACGATAAATTACAAGGGTCAGTCCTACGGGATTACCTCCCTTGGTAATTACGTCAATGACGGCGGCGGCCGCGGTCACAGAACCGTGACCCTGAATGACGGCCACTCCACCGTAATAACCGTCAGCACCAAAGACACAGTTTGTTCCTCATATAATATTCCTCAAAACGGCACGCAAGTTGCCGTTTGGTCGCAATCCGTGAACCCATAAACCTATGGACGAAAAAACAATCACATTAGAAGCGGTCGGTGAATTCCCCTTTACTTTTTACATTGAAAAAGCTGTCCCATTGGAAGAAGGGGACGAATTGATTTTGGAAGGAATAGCCAGCACCACGAACGTTGACCATGATAAGGAGCGAATGTCCAAAGATGCTTTACGGGCGATGGAGTCAGCCATTAACAAAGATGGCGTGCCATTGAGAGTAGAACATCAAAAGGATTCCGCCGCAATTATTGGTCGTGTGTTTAAGGCCTGGGTCGATGACCGAAACCAATTACACGTGCGCGCGCGGCTGGACAAAAATCACCCTGTTTCCCCTGTTCTTCATCACAGCATGAAGAATGGAGTAAAAATGGGGCTTTCTGTCGGCGGTGTCGTAAAGCGTGCAATGAAAGAGTTTGTAGAATCGGTGGGCGGATTGGTGAAAACCTTTTATGATGTAGCGTTGCAGGAAGTTTCGGTAACGCCTCGTCCCGCTAACTACGATTCTTGGCTGGTTGCCAAAAGCATAGCCAAGGATAGTAAGGACGCCGAACAATATAGCGAGAGTATGGGTTTGAGAAGGGAATTTCTGTTAGAAAATTCCCAACTGGATTACTTACAAGCATTTGCCAAATCGGTCCCCGATAAGGCGTGGCGAAAAGTCGAATCGCCTGAAATTAACAAAAATAATGACACTAATATGGAAAAAGACAAAGTGAAAAAAGAGACAGAGGATTCGGAGACTGAAAAAGCTGTCAGCCGCGCCGAATTCACCAACCTGTCAAAAGCAGTAAAAGACCTAATGGGCTTAATGTCCAAAGGGTTTGAAAATGTCGGAGCGCTCATTGTAAAAGCAATGGACGGTTCGGCCAAAGATACAACTAACCCCGACAGCGCAAAGCCAGAGGACGAAAGTCCCGCGGCTAAAATGGCGGAAGCCGCGCATGATCAGGACGCGCCCAGCAAAGACAAGCCTAAGGACGAATCACCGACCGCCAAAGCGGAAGATGATACGGACGAAACCAAAAAGGCTGACGACACCGATGAAACCACCAAAGCTGGCGACACGGACGACACCTATGATATGGAAACGGTTAACCGCTCCATAGCTACCCTTAAGAGCCTTGAAAAAAGAATTAAGGGCGTAAAAAAGGCGGCCAACGAAACCGAGGACGAAACCAAAAAGGCTGACGAGGATGAAACCACGAAAGCCGATGAGGACGAAACCACCAAGGCCGATGACACCGAGGACGAAACTAAAAAAGCGGATGAAGAAACCACAACCAAGCACCACCCGCTCGATGTGTTCGTTGTCACCATGACCAAAATGATGGAATCGGTTGTTGAGAAATTAGAAAAAAGCGGTAAGCGGGTATTAGGTTTTGAAAAATCCTTTATTGAGGATATCCAAAACAATCCCGAAATCCAAGCTGAAATTGCCAAAATGGTAAAGATGCCTGGGTTTAAGAAATCGGTTGCAATGGGTGTGCCGTATATGATCACCAAAGAAGGCAAGCGCTACGCATTAACGTCGGCGCCTGAGAAGGTTGAAAAGTCAGCGGATGAAAAACCGCAGGACTTTAAGACCATGTATAAATCTAAATATTCAAGCGTCTCTCCCGAGACGGAAGAATAAACCCGACGGGTAATGGTCGATTACCCCCTCGCCCTAAGTGAGCAGAGAACCCGCAAGGGCTGACACGAAGGGATAAGCTGAAGGGATTAAGAAAGTCAAAGAACAACTATGCGTATATTAGATTCCATTGACAAAGCCTTAGGTAGATTTGAGAAAACCGTAAACACATCGTTTGCGGGACCTACTCCTAACTCCCTTTTGGCGCGTCAAGATTTAGAATCTGCTATCGTTGTGCTGTCCGATCGTATGACTCCGTTCCGTGATCGCGTTTCGCGCATCAAGGGCGAAGGTCTAGCTCACCTTTGGAATCAAAGGACGAGATTAGGCACTCTTACGGATGGACCTATGGCATTGGTAAACTTGTTCTATGCTGACGGCGATTTGCCGCCTAGCACAGATCCAGCTTACACCCAGAAAACCGCGGCCTATAAATATTTAGGAACTACCGCTGTTATTACGGGACCGATGATTGCATCTGGTCGTTCCTACATTGACATTGAAGCTGAGATTGCGGAAGCCGCACTCCGTCGGATTATTCAGGCGGAAGAGTGGGCTGATTTCCACGGCGATTCAAATACCAACACCCTGTCTTATGACGGGTTTGATATTCAAATCGTCACCAACGTTGTAAACAACGCTGGGGCGCAGTTAACTGCTTCAGGTGTAGTGATTCCCTCATTCGACAAAGTTATCAAACTTATTCGTTTGCAGGGTGGCAACAAGATAGACGGTATTTACCTTGGTTTTGGTTTACAGACCCAAGTTAATGCTATCGTTTCTCCTCAAGCCCGCTATATCATCAATGTGGATAGCCCGAAGTTCGCCGCTGGCGACCATGTGGTGGCTTATATGTCACCGCTTGGTTCTATTCCAGTAATTGGCGATTTCTTCTGCAATCCTGCATTGCCGTATCCGAGCAACGAAGCTGGCTCGTCAAGTGCTCAAGGCGCTGGCCTGTCCTCTGTTTATTTCTTGCGTCACGATGACCAAGGTATTCAGATGGTAGACTTAGTGCCACTTGGCCGCACAGAATTGGCAAAAATTGCCGATACTGTTCGGTTCTACTTGAACGAGTATACGGTTTTGGCACTAAAAGCCGAACCGTGGGTTGGTATGTTGAGTAATGTAGCTGATCCCCCATCTACCTAAACTGCAATAACATAGCAGTGGGGTCGGACGGTCTTGCTCTCTCAAGCCGCCTGACCTCCTAGAGAGCCTGTTATGAAAATACAAATTAAGAAAGACAAAGCCTCATCAATATTTTTTGATGGCAAGTTCTACGATACAGGCAAAGATTTGGAACTACCTTTCACCGATGCATTCCGATTGACACGCGTCGCCAGTATTACGGCCAATTACGATTCCGTGCCTTATGACCCCAACCTATGGAAAAATGATAAATTTATCAATTTTTTCGGGGACATAGACCAGCAAAGTGGGTTCGGGAACGTTTCCTACTACCTTATCAAAGAAAGCCATGCACAGCTCCAGATTGCCTCAATAGGCAAAACCTACGGCGTCCGTGACCAAGTTATCTTCTCAGCCCAAAATCGCCCACTAAGGCAAGAGGGTGCGATGATATGGCACGACCAACCTAGGGAGCAATGGCTTTATACTCCATTCAAAAAGAATATAGCCATAATCCCTTGGGAGACGACTGTTGTCCCGAAGTCTTGGATTGGGAAAATTAACGGATTTGACGGGCTGTTAGTGCCTTGCAAACAGAACATTGAGGACTTTAAAAATTCAGGAATTAAGATACCGATAGAACTTATCCATTGGGGAATTGACCCAGACAAGTTTTACCCGCTAACCCGCCCTGACCGTCCCGTATTTACTTTCGGCTCATTAGGGGCGCTAAGTATCAGGAAAGGCACGGACTTACTCATCGCGGCGTTCAAGGAAGCTTTCCCGAACGAAAAGGATGTTAAGCTGATTTGCAAAACCTCCTACAATACTTACCCGTTCGGTGCGAAGGACGACAGGATTGAAGTGCAGATGACACCTGTTAGCAACCAAGAATTGATTACCGATTTTTTCCAAAAGATTGACTGCTTTGTTTTCCCAACGCGCGGTGAAGGATTCGGAATGACCCCATTAGAGGCAATGGCCACGGGCGTGCCAGCAATCGTTACAGGCTGGTCGGGACCCGTAGAATATATGACCCCCGAAGTCGGCTGGCTGATAGATTATACTTTAGCCCCTGCCAAGAATTTTTCGGAAATTGTTTACAAGGAAGATTGCGGGAATTGGGCGGAGCCGAGTAAAGAGCATTTGATAAAATTGATGAGATACGCTTACGAGCATCGTGACGAAGTTAAGGCTAAGGGTGCGGCCGCGGCGGAACATGTTAGGAAAAACTGGTTGTGGAAAGATAAAATAAATATGTATGTTGAAGCATTAGGTAAATTCCTATGACACAAATCATTAGTGGAAATATAAATACTGGAAATAACACCCCAACAGGGGCGAAAATGAAAGTTGCTGTTGATAATCCATACATCTCAAAGGATGAATTTATTGCATCGTTTGAGGCGTCTGGATTGGGTCTTTCTGCCGCTTCCCCGCAATATGCCAGCGGTGAATTGGACAGGAAAATCCTCCAAGCCAGCGCGTGGATTAACCGCTATTGCGGCCGCTGGTTCGACACACAGACGATTGATGAACAAAAAACCAGTTTTACCGTGCGGCCTTACAACCCCCAACTGGTGACTGTCGTTCTCAAAAACCGACCGTATTCCAAAATCAATAGCATATATATTCAGGTGCTTAAATGGTTCATTCAAGTGGACGTTTCGGCGACTGGATATTTACAGGACTTTTATGACAAAGGCTTCTATAAAATTGTCCCTTTACTTTCTAGCGCTGGGACTGGTGCTGGTTCTCCTATTCCTGCCGCGATACTTGACCATGTCCCCCTCGGAGTGTTATGGACAAACTACACTTTCGGTTTCGGCACCCCGTTAACAGGCCAAGCACTTGCGCAGGTAGGCGGGACGAAACAATACCAAGCTCCTGTCGGTAATGGCTTGTGGGCGCCAGACCAACCGACTTTGATTTATGACAACGCCACTTTGGTTGCGTCCAGCAATTATACGATTGACCATCCTAACGGCATGGTGACGTTCATTTCCAGTTATACCCCTAATGGGGCTATTACGGCCGACTTCACCACCAACGAAAGTATGCCGTTTGAAATCAAAGAGGCGACAGTTCTGCTCACGGCGCATTTAATCGGCCAAGCCACCCAAAATCCTATCGGCGCGCAAAGCATGGGCATTCAAACTTTTAACATCAATTTCGGTGAAAAAAGCAAAGTGCTTGACCGCGTGCATGAATTACTGGACGCGTATGTTAATAAAATGCCAACATTCTTAGGACTATAATATGCTCCCCATCGCCCTACTCAGCCAAACCGTTACGATCAAGCGCCGCGTATCAACGGGGCGCGACTCTTTGAATAATCCCAACTATGGCAACCCGACAAGCGGTTTAGGCTGGTCAACAATTTACAACAGCGTGCCAGTCCGCTTGGCGTTTTCCTCTAAGGCAATCCGATTCGTGGCCGAGGGTGAGCGCATTACTCCCAATGGGGTGATGTATTACAACACAGGATTTATCATCAAGCCAGAGGATAGGGTGCTTACCGCGGACGGTATAGAATATGTTGTAGTATCGGTCGTTGAGGGGCGAATGGGAACAAGCATTAACCATTATGAGGCAATTTTAGCACTGCCATGACCAATAAATTCAAACAACTTTGGAAAGAAACAGCCCAAAAACGTGAGGATCTTTGGCTATGGCAACAGGGCGAGGAACACGGCGGACAGGAAGTGGAAGCGGGGGCTATGGAAGATTTATACCTTTGGCAACAAGGCCACGCTCACGGCGGCCAAGAGGTGCAACACAAATCCTTTAAGGACTTTTGGAAAAATGCCCATGCCGCTACCTTTGAAAAAACCGCGCTGACCAAATCCGAAATTTTGGAAGTGCAGGACAGGATTACCAAATTGCAATCCAAAGGTTTGCCGTCCAGCAAAATTATTACCGCCCTACAAAAATTAAACCCCAAGCTGTCCGAACGCTGGAAAGCCGAACGAGCCTATTGGACGGAAGTTAAAAAAGATGACACCGATACCGTAGGCGAGGCAGGGGACGATTTGGGTATAAGCAAATACAAAGTAATTTTGTCACCAAATGCTTGCCCGACCTGCGTCCATAAAACCAGCGATGGCAGTAAAATTTTTAAGAATTCCGACCTTGAAAAATCGGGATACGGCCATGTGCCGCCATTTCACCCGAATTGCTATTGTATTTTGATTCCTGTTGAATAAAACCCTGCTTTAGAAGGTATAATTAAGGTAAGGACAAATATGCAAAGAGGCGGTTTAACATTTCAAATAAACACCGATAATCTGGAGCGTTTGGCCAAGAAAATAGGGAACCAAACGGTCAAATACGACAAGGTTATGAAACAGCGGGTCACGCGCGCGACCGAGATGGTTTGGCGCATAGCCCATGCAAAGCGTCCGATGATTAGCAAAGCCCAAATGAAGTTTGAGGGGCGAACTAAACGGGTGTCCGACCCTAACGCCAAAGCTGGCGTGCCAGTAGATACGGGAGTTTTACAGGGGAGTATTACCCAAAAAGTTAGCAAGACAAAGTCAATGAGTTACCAAGGTGAAGTTGCAACGCGCGGCGTTCCCTACGCTGGCTACCTAGAATTTGGCACTTCCAAGATGCGCGCAAGACCATTTATCCGTCCCGCCGTCAACCTGACGAAAGACGCTATCAAGCGGGTATTCGGATTAAAGGTTGAGGCCAACATCTAATATGCTAGAAATTTTCCAAAAAATTGTAGGTATACTGATTGCGGACAACACCCTAACGGCTATGGTTCCCGCTGGAAATATCTTTGTCGGTGCGGCTGATGTTACGGTAGAAAAACAAGCTGACTTATTATCCCCCGCCATAATCCTTTCACAAACTTCCGAAGCCGTAAGAACCGTCCCCTTGGGAGTGAGGGATACCGTTGTGCAACTGGATATCTGGTCGCGAAATTCCCAGTTGGAACTTGAAAACATTTACGAACGTGTATTAACCCTGTTAGATTTTCAGTCTGGTAGTCAAAATTCCGCCCACGTTTTTTGGGAGAGATTAGGCGGCGCGGTGGATTTGTTTGAAACCGACAGGAGAATCTTTCACCGATCTTGCACTTTCGTTATATGGAGCATTAAGTAATAAAATATGCCCTCGGGAGTTTATCCAAGAACCGAACATCATAGAAAAAGATTGAGCGAATCAAAGACTGTTGAGGTTAGGAAAAAGATGAGTGAAATTGCTAAAAATATTAACAATAGACCGCCCTCTCGAAAAGGAAGTAAATTAACACAAGAGCATAAAGACAAAATAGCAAAGGCCAATTATAAAGGCGGCACCTCATGGAAATATAAAATCGGAAGAGCGCCAAGGCCGAGGCCAGAGCAATGTGAATTATGCGGTGCGTTGGGAGTAATCTGCTTTGACCACAACCATGCCACGGGAGAATTTAGAGGCTGGCTTTGCAGGAGATGTAATATCACATTGGGAATGGTAAAAGATAATCGGGAATTGTTGCTTGCGATGGTAAACTACTTACTTTTAAACGGTCGATAAAATAATTAACTAAAGAAATAAAACTACTATGGGATTTAATCCTAATGGAACAAAAATCTCCTCTCGGATTACTTTTAATTCGGGTATTATAGATTTCGGCAATTCGCAAATTGTCCAAGTGGACAATGTCAGCGTTTCGCTGGAATATACAATAGCCGACCTGTTTGTGCTTGGTTCCATCCGCCCCGCGGACAAAGTAAGGCACAGCCAGAAGGTAATGATGAGTGGTAAAATCAAGTCGTATGCCCCTGAATTGGAAATGGTGGCTTTTGGTTCTTCCTCCATAAGCACTCAAAACACCGCCAATACCATTGATGGCCAACCGACTTTGCAAAGCCCCGTTGTCACCCTGTTTGACAGGAACAACAAAGAAGTCCAGTATCAACTTTCTGGCGCTTTGTTTAAGAGCACCAAATTGACTTCCCGCCAAGAAGATTTCTCGGAATGGGATTTTGAATTGGAAGCCTTGGACATTGTAGAAGTCTATACACCATAAATATATGAATGACGGAGAAATTCTGACAAATGCTGAGTTTGACTATCCCTTTGGTGGGAAGAGTTTTAAGCTCAAAAAAGCAAGCCTCCAGCTAGTCATTCTTTTCCAGCGGAAAGCCGCGGAGATTGGTAAAGAAAATGACCCTGCTGGCGATTTGCGTATTGCCGCCCATGCTCTTTATTTGGCACTTCACAATGCGGACACAACTGTGACCGAGGAATGGGTGACGGAAAATGCGCCTGGCGACATTAACGTTTTGGAAGTCTTGGGACAACTAGGTTTTCTGAACCAGCAGAAGGTGGCGTTAATGAACAAGATGACGGACTCGCTGGTGAATCAAAGCCTGAACCCAAGCCAACCGACTGGCGAAAACTCTTCGGTTTCATAACCAACCGCACAGCGTGGACACCAACGCAGATTAGCGAACTCACACTCGGTCAGTTGCGAGTGTATCTTGAATATTGGTCAGAAGGCGAAAAAGCCCAAGCTGAAAACGTGGACGGCGGTCAGTTTGACAATATCGGCCTATTCAACGCCACGTCAGGAATTGAACGTAAACCAAAAAATAAATAGCCTATGTCTGTAATTGATAATCTACAAGTTTTAATTACGGCGGACGCGCGCGGTATTGATTCGGTCTTAAAAAGAACTCTGCAAACCGTTACAGGCACCGTAAATCAGATTAACAAACAAGAAGTAGACTGGACATCAATATTTACCCGAAGCGTATCGCCAGCAGTTATTGGAGCGGTAGCTTCGGTTTTTGCTTTTGCCATAAGTAATGCAATCCAATTCCAAAGTGCCTTAAATCAATTAGGCACGGCCGCAGGAGATAATGCGGCACAGATTGGCCAACTCGGTCAGTCTGCTTTAGGTTTGTCCACGGTAGTCCCCTCCTCGGCACAGGATATCGCAAGCGCTATGGCGCAAGTGTCGGGAATTTTTAGTGACGTGAACGACCAGCAGGCCGTGGTAGCGGCAATGGCACAATTAGCGGCCTCGGGTTTTGGCAGTCTTGGTGATATTGTCGGTGCATCGGTCAATATATTTAAAACATGGGGCGTGACCACTAAGGATCAGGCCATTGCGGTTTTGACTCAGTTAATGCATGGTGCGGAAACTGCTAAAGAATCTATCCCCGCTTTGGCCGCACAATTTGAGCAATTCTCTCCTTCTTTGATTGAGGCTGGCGCGAACCTTAGCAGTTTCAATGGTTTGATTTCTACCTTTTCTTCTGAAATAAAAAATATTGGGGTAAAAGGCACGGGAGAAATTTTCCAATCATTATCTGACTCTGCCAACAATGTAGTCGGTCCAATGGAATTATTGGGTATTAGTATCGCCAAAGTAAGGCAATCTTTATTGCAAGACGGCGGATTGAGTGCTATTACTCAGACCTCGCAAGCCCTCGCTAAAATGGGACCTACGGCTAATTTGGTAGCCACGGCATTTGGTTTTTCTAAAGACCAAATCGCGGCGTTTGATTTAAATGCACAACGATTACCGCAAATTGCCAAAGATGCATTGGCCACCGCACAGAATTCCCAGACTATTGGCGATGCTTACAAGCAGTCGGATAGTGCATTGCGTCAGCTTGAGATTAGCTGGAACATTTTTAAAGCTAGCTTAATTCCCATTGCCGACATTCTGCTTAAAGGCATTAACCATTGGATATCTGGCGATTGGCTAAATCCTGTCAGTGATAAAATCCGCAGTTTTTTTGCCAGCATGGGCATTGATATCGGCGCAGTTATCAGGAACATGGGGACAATGTTTACCACAGGCATTGTAGACGCTATAAAAGGCGGCTGGAATTTAGGTGCGTCATTTTTAAAAGCTAGTGCCTTAGTGCTAACTTTCAGTTTCGGAAATTTGATGGATATTTTGGGTAAGGTTGTGAAAGCGATTCAAAGTGCGATGACGGATGTTATAAACAAAATCAATACCGATATCCAGTCAATAGTTAATAAAGTTTCAGCCACTTTGGGCGGCATAACCAGTAAAATTGATAGTCAGATTGCCAGCACAACCAGCAAATTACAATCCGCATCAAATAGCGTTTATAACAAATTATCCAACGTTACGACCCAATTAGGTGCAACCGTTCAAGGGAAATATTATTCCTCCAATCCTCAACAGGAAGCAATCGCCGAGGCATTATACAAATCAGGCGCGGGATTCACCACGCCTATGATCCAAAAAATTGAAAACCAAGCCTCAGGTAGCGGATTATTACAACAGCTTTTAAATGCGTTGTCCCAAAATATGAGCGGCAGTAGCACCAGCTTTGCCCAATTAAAAAATACTTTTAATATTTCCACTTCGGCAGGCCATACTTATAGCACCGCACAGGATATCGCTAAACAACTTTATCAGCAATTCCAAGGAGTTCAATAATGAACTTAGCAACTTTTATAGCGACATACAATGGGACGTTCGTAAATTTTAACGGCACGACCCATCAATGCATGGATTTATATCGCAAGTATGTCCAGCTTGTTTGGCAATTACCGCAAACGCCTGGGGTCGTGGGTGCTTATCAGGTTTTTAATACTTTGGGTTCGGATTATATAAAAATACCTTATACGGCAGGGGCGTTCCCTTTGCCTGGCGACGTGGTGTGCTGGAATCAAAGTTTTTCAGCATTCGGGCATATAGCGATAGTCAATACGGCGAATGCATCCACTATGCAGGTATTCGAGCAGAATGACCCTATCGGCGCGCCAAGCCAATTAGGAACGCATGGGTATAGCAATGTCACTGGTTGGTTTCGGCCAGTTGGCGGCGTATCTCCAACCCCCCCCGATCCAATTCAGCCAATTACCTCACTTAGGTATATAATTTTAGATGGACACAAATATGTAATTCAAACGGACACTTATACCATGAAGTGGACGCGCTCTTTTTCATCACAATTAGCAGGCAACATTATTAGATTAAATTTTGTTGACCGCGGTGCGGGTATTCGAGTCTTTGATTTTACATTAATCTTGGAAACTTGGGCGGTAGACTCCTTGCCTTACAAAGACGGGGTTACGGAGTCTTGGGACACGCAATTACAAAATTTGGAAGCCAGCTACGCCTTGAAAGCCCGCATCTTGCCATTCCAAGACCCAACAGGTCGCTCCCCAGGTCCATCTGCGCAAAATGGCGTATTCTTTACCAACCTTACTGAGATAATTCCAAAATATGCCACTCCTCTAAAACCGATTGTATTAGCTCAGATTGAATTGACCGAAGCTACTCAACTAATTAACGGCGGACAAAATCAATAATATGTCATTACCATTTTACAGATACATAATTTTAGACGGGAAAAAATACGTGGTGGCCTCGGACACTTATAGCATGAAATGGTCACGTGCGTTTACTTCCCAACTGGCTGGCAATATTATACGCTTGAATTTTATTGACCGCGGCCCAGGCATTCGTTTGTTTGATATGACTTTAATTTTACAAACTTGGAAGCCTGGCTCTCAGCCTTATATTGACGGGATTACTGACCCGTGGAATGTGCAGTTGCAGAATTTAGAATCCAGTTACGCATTACAGGCTACGGTGCTTGATTTCCAAGATCCGTTTGGTCGCCACCCTAATCCAACAACAGGCGGTGCAGGCGATTACGGCGTATTCTTTACCAACCTGAGTGAAATTATCCCAAAATACTCCACCCCGCAAAAACCTTTTATGTTATGTGAAATTGAATTAACAGAAGCGACCCAAGTGGTTGCCTAAAAATATGCACTCTCCCTTTGTCACAATCCGCAGTAAAAGCGCACCTTACCAAGTTATTACCTCGGTGGCTTATACCATGTCCGCTTTGGGCGGGAATTTGCTACCTGTAAAAGAGGGTGAAAATTCCACGCTGGTTTATTTCCGCATTTACAATAACTGGAACGGTGCGGGGAGTGTGGCGACTATGAACAATGTCCGCATTACGGTATTTGATGATGCTGATTCCAATTCCCATACGGCCGCCAAATCGCCTGTGTCGCAGTCATGGGTCAGAATTTTTGAAACAGGATTTGGGGAAAGCTCGGCCGCACCAGCATTGCTGACACAATTTATTGGTGAAGATACCCCGATAGGCAGATCGGGAGTAGATTCCTATTTGCCTGAATACGGCAGTAATGGTCAACCCATACCAAGTTTGCGGGCAGGAACGGACGGAAATGGTGTGGGTTTTATTGAATTTGCCACTTATGTGGAAGCGCCCGAAATGATAGGCTTCGGGAATTACACGCTTGCTCTTTCATTAGATTATCAATGGTCAACATGATTTCCGACAATATCCCAAAAACTGAAAAGACTTTACAGGAACGCGGCTTGCCCGATGATTCTTATTTTGAGGTGATTTTTAAAGACGGGTCTTTGGTGTCCGAAGTTAATACCAACTGGTCATCGTTTTCAATACGGCAGATAATAGATTGTTTCGGACATAAGCAGGCCTGTTTTGTTTCAATTTATCCTATCCAAAGTATTAAAATAAAACTCAATGGCTTGGAAGCTTATATTGACGAGGTGCCAGAGGGTGTTGAAGTTTACCAATTTATGCGCTCCGAAAGATTGCTGACCAATAATATTGATAAAGATTCGGTGATTGGCAGAGGCATAGGATTGATTAAGGATGGGGCTGTGATTGAAGAGCGTTTTATTAACGCCTATGAAAATAAGGTGCAAGGAATGAGGATTTAATATGGCAGATCTAAGCATAAATGTGAATCAAGCTATAACCGTAACCGAAAACCTTTCGGCTATGGGTTCTGTGGTAGCTTATAAAGCGACCAGTATTGCTTATGCTCCGATAGCCTTGGATGGAAGCGCCACAGTTGTTCCCCTTGTGCATAATAGCGTTTCGGCAGGGTTTAATATTCCCTTTGATTTATTCTTTTTTGGAGAAGAATTGTTGGTGGCTGACGGCTGGCAATTCTATATTGGCAGTAATGGACTTGTTGGTTTTGACCCTACGGGTGCGGATACTACCCTTCCGACAGGCACTATCCCCACAAACGCTAATCCCACTTACCAAATTTTTGGTTATTGGCATGAACTTGATCCTAGTTCAGGGGGTGTTATCAGATGGCAGGTTATTGCTGGACAAGTTTTGGTTATTGAATTTAATAATGTCCCTGAATTTGGAAATCCAGAAAGCTCAGTGACTTTCCAAATCCATATTTGGAATAACGACCCAGGCAATGACAACAGAATAGAAATGCATACCCTTGCCGCCTCTAACGAACTCGGAGTTTCTAGCGTTCAAGGAATGCAAAATGAAAATAGTTCTATTGCCTCCGCATTGCCTTCAAGAAATTACCAACCATTTACCTTAGCCAATGATGGTGTTAAGTTTGAATTAGAGTATGTTCGGTTAATAAATGTTGCCGATGCCATTACCGTTTCGGAAGATATTACGGTAAGCATGACAAGGCGTATCAACGTTTTTGATGCTATAACGGTTACGGAAAATGTAGTGTTCCACAACTCCCACCTCAATATTTTTGTTTTTGATAATATCACGGTTGGTGAAAGCTCCCAGCCATCTGAAACAATCCCTTTAAATGTTTATGACAATATTACGGTTTCGGATTTAATTACTGGCATGGACTTGTTCAGGGATTCACTTGACCTGCCCGCCACCTTAATTACCTCAGGCTATAAATGGTTAACCCAAAGCTTGCTGGCCGCACAACAGCAATTCACTACCCAGCCATTTTTTACCGCCCAAATAATTGATGACTCTATTAAGCCGACAGGAATATCCTCTAGCCCTATTGCCCCATTCTCCCACGGCTCGGCCGCAACAACGCCAGACGATTATATTGTGGCCGCTGGATTTGGTAATGGCGACAATCACATCCATTTTTATAAAACCCGAAATTTAGCCAACGGCTGGGATATTGATATTACCTTGGACACAGACCCCAGCATATTGACCGCCTACGCTAATAATCAGGTCGCCATAGCCGTTTCCGACCCCGTCAACGGCAGTTATCACATTGACGTGGCCTATTTCGCCAATTTTGACGGTTCACAGGGCGGAAACCCCAATTTGATAGTCAGGCTTCAAAGATCCGAGGACGGCGGTGCTACATGGACATTAATTACCGTCACGCCCTCAAATCTGCCTTGGGCGACCTATAATGCGGCCACTCCGCCTAATTTATACATAGCTTTGATGAAACCGCGGCTAGAGCTTGGAATTATGACCAGTGCGTTCATTTACCCGCAAAGGAACACCAGCATCGTTTCCTCTGGCTATACCACCTACAAACTCACCTATTTCCTATTCCAGCCCTCTGGCGGCTTCTATGTGGACTGGGGTTCAAACGTGGATAGCGGCGACTGGACGATCCATTCTTTTGATAGTTATTTCTTTAACGGCGTTGATTATCTGATTTTTTCAGGCTTCCGAAATATTATTGACGTGCCAAATGCAAAATCGGATAAGCAAAATCCTAATTATGCATTATGGATAACAGCGGCTTTGCGCCGTGCCACTGTGGCCGCACCGACCGACGACTTGTGGTTGCCGCCAATAAATATTATCCCCGCAGACTCGGCAACATTCGTAAACCAAAATCAATACATTTATCCGCGGGCGAGCGTGCAAAACGGTTTTATTGATGTAATGTTTAAAGCACTTACGGTTGATTCGGTTTCTCAGTCGGCACAAGGTGCGAATGCGTCCACAATCACCACGCATGAAAATTATATGCTAATGCGGTCTAAGGACGGCCAGAATTTTCAGTATCCGCAAATCATGGTGGATTTTACTGCAACTGAAATTTTGGAGTTTAGCGTAACTAATCAACTCCAGTCTTTTGTTAAACAGGATAGTTTCTATTATATGTGCGGCGGTAGCCAATCAATTCAGTTTATTTTTAATGATATCGTGGCGGATATAACCACTGATGTCATCGGTTATACTATCGCAGAAGTCGCTGGCCAGCCCTCGTCCATTAATCTGAAATTGGCCAACCAAGACAACCAATGGGTCGGTGCGGCACCAACCAACCCAGGTGCTTCGGCTATAATAAAAAATAGTAAAATTGTGATTTGGCAAGGGTTTTACAACTCTGACGGCGTTGCTGAAGTCGTGCCGCGCAATATTTATTATATTGACGATATCAACCAGCAGGTGACCTCCAACCAAAACGATGTACAGATTGTCGGCCGAGATTGGTTTAAAAAACTGAAAACTTTAATTACCCGTTTCTCCCTGCAATGGGTGGGGCCGTATTTCTATTCTGACATTTTTGACGGCACTACTTTAAGCAACTGGAATCAACAAACAAATAGCTGGATTGAGGACAGCGACCAGATCGTGACTAGTGATGATTTTGAAGACGATTCCATAATTACTTTTGCTCGCTCGGCACAAGTGCCTTTCGGCTCAACCATGATAGTCAATGCTACCAACCCGTTCGTTAACCCGACTGGCGGCAGTATGTATATTTATGCCTTTTATATTGACCAAGACCATTTTATGCGATTGAATATCACTTACACGGGCGGCGGCACATATTCATGGGCGGTAGAATTGGGCATAGCTACGGGTAATATTACCGTTTTGGATAACGGCGTTTTTACATGGACGGGTAACGGCTACTTATCTTTTATGGTCAGGCAATATGATTACTACAAATGGAATTTTCTATTTACCTCCACGGCGGCGTTTGCTGGCAATCCTTTGGCCGCTTGGAATAATGCCAAGCTGTTAAAAAATACCACCAACGGGGAATTTAACCCCTCACAATTCCTAAGCACCGCAGACTTCCAAAAGCCGTGGGCTGTCGGTTTGGGTTGCAAAAATATTCAAGTACCATTCGGCTTTTTCCGCTATTCCCAATTCGGACCCGTGACCAACATTTTGTCAGTCATTAAAGCTTTATCCGCACGGGCAGGAATATTTGACAGCAAGGTGCAAAATAATTTTACTGAGCCATTGATTGACCCACAATTTAGCGGTGACTTTAAAATCTATAATAGGCGCTTAGTGGTTCAGCCCGCTGGCACGGCCATTGATGTTAATCCTGATTTGCAAATCGGGAACGGCGAATTGATTTTTACCGCACGTGTGCAACCTGCCGTGACTGACCAAAATGCCCAATTTGGTTTTTCGTTTATATTCAGGGCAGATGATGCTGTTCCCACTAATGCTTACCGATTTAGGATACAACAACATCATGACGGTAATGGTTTTGTCTCCTGCCGTTTTGAGCGCGTAAATTCTGGCACAACTTACATTTTCCCCAATAGTTCGGCCGATGACCAATTCAGTAGTCCCATGCTTGGATCTTTGAACATAGACCTTACTAAAAATCATGTTTATAAAATTACGATGGTTGACGGCTGGATGTATGCTTATATTGACGGAGTCATGGTAGCGGTTTGGAATGATAATAATACCGATTTGGATTTCCTTACTGACGGGTTTTGGGGTTTTAAATCCAATAACAGCAATTCCACGGTTTTGGTAAAAGATATCTTCTCCCCTATTTTTTGGAAACCTGTGCAAACCTTTTCCTTTAATCCAGGCGATGACGCTGAAAATGCCGTGCTATCGCTTGTTCAAAGTATCCGTGGCTGGGTATTCTCCGATTTGATTGGCCGTATGAAAATAATTTTATTATCAACCAATGATACATCGGAGTATACTTATGAAAACCAGCTTTGGAATCAAAGCGTGGATAGCTCGGATAAAGAATACGTTAGTCAGGTTACGGTTTACGGCACGGGAGTGGCGGCCACCGCTCGGGACACTACGCTGATGTCGGGCGTATCCGTGCGCGATGCCATTGTGGTTGATTACAGCATTACCACCCAAAGCGATGCCCAAGTGCGCGCCAATAACGAATTGTTGAACATTAATCAATATCGCAACCAATTCTCGCCTAAGCAGGTGCTAAATGTCGGTGCGGAATTATTTGATGCCATCACGGTTATCAATACTGGTAATAACACTACTGGCGTGGATTCGCCGAGCCGCGTATATGCCCAAACCATTAACGAGGGTGGCGGTAATAATACCAGCGATTATTCAATAATTTTACAAACAGGTAATCTTTAGCCAATGTCACTAATCCCAATAAATCAAACTTTCCAAAGTCAGCAAAGCAAGCTTGTTAAAGCCTCTGTTAAACGTGCGGTGATTAATAATATCAATGTCGGCACGCGCACGGCAGATGTTTATTTCGTGGAAAATCCGCAGACCGTAATTCGCAATATCCCGATTGCCAGCGGTATTGATGTGGCTTCTATCAGCGTGGGTATGCAGGCACGCGTGGACACCTTTGACGAAACCAATCCTAACAACATGGTTATCAGCTATGTTATGGGTCAGGCCAGTCCGAAAACCGTTGCTCAAAAAAGGTTTATTGACCTTACTGATGTGCCACAGTCTTATGTTGGTGCGGGTGGTGATTTTGTAAAAGTATTAGTTACCGAGGATGGTTTGGAATTTGTATCTGGCGGCGGTGGAGGCAATATTTTTGCTAGAACCGCAACCTTTGTAGTTGTCGCTTCTGATGCTGTTGATTTAGTGGACGGGGATTTCTTTTGTGACGGCACGGCCGATGAGGTGCAAATACAAGCCGCCTTAGATGCTTTGCCCGCAAACGGTGGTCGGATTATTTTGAGTGAGGGGACATTCAATATCTCCTTTGATGCGATGGACGGTTTTAGGATAAAAATCCAAAAGCCAGGCATAACCATACAAGGGCAGGGACAGGGAACGATAATGAAATTTGATGATGGACTGATTGGGGATCAGACCATGATTTATGACGGTGATGGCCATCCCTATTTAAAAATTAGAGATATATTTTTTGATGGCAACTGGCGGAATATTGGCGTGATTGAAGCAACTGACGGTGGCATAGCAAGGCTGGGACCGAAAGCGGAAGTAAGCGGATGCGTATTTTATAACTCTTGTGGTTTTGCAATTCAGACAGGATTATTTGACGGACAACATGTGGTGGCAAGCACGGGTGCAGACTTTATTCATCATAATGATTTTTTGGAATGCCACCCTGAAATTAACGAGAACTCCAGTTTTATAATTGCTTTAAATGGTGCATATGAGGGTTCGGTTATTTCAGATAACTTTTTTGAAGAAACCACCAACCCTGAGGGAATTTGGATTGGCGATACTGGCCGTTTTGCTAGTGTGGATTTTAATAAAGTCACCAACAATTATTTCCATAGCACCTCCCCTAATGCATCCATGCTGTTTGTTTCCAATATGCAAATCACTTCCCACAACACATTTTTGGTTGAGGGCGATGGCTTTGAGGGAACAGCAATAACAGGCGACAACTTGGATTCTATAATTGACGGCAATTATATTGAGCACTGGTTTGTTCCCGTGGCAGGGTCTATCGTTATGTTTTATGGCTGGAATATTATTAACAATTTTATAACATTTGCGGCTGAAGCCATTGACGGCAACCAAGCTAATATAATCGGCAATCACATTTATGGTTATTATTTGGGAATATCAAGCTCGGGATTAGACACGGGTTTTATTAGCAATAATTATCTTTACTATTTTAGCGGTTTTGGTTATTACACCGACTACTCTTTTATTCATATTGGCATTGATATAACCTCAAGTAGCGGATCAAGAATGTCTGTCATCGGTAATGTTTTGGATTTTAACGGTAACAATACCAAAACTGCGACAGGCCATTTAACTGTTGGTATTGCGGGAAACGCCGACCAAAGCGTCATTTCAGGAAATGTCATTAACAATGCAAATATTGGCATAACTTTTGGATCACCCTGCGTGGTTTCTAATAACGTATTAGTTAATAATTTTTACGGTATTTGGTCGGCCTATGCTGATCCCAGCGGAAGCGGAAGTGCAACTGGCGTGACGGGTGCAAAGTCTGATCATTCTATTGTTTCGCACAATTTTGTTTATGGGCAATCGGGAAGCTTCCAAGTTGGTTTTTTTGCTTTCGCTATAACGGTCGGCGATGAGACCAACGGCACATCGACAGGTAATGTCATTGAAGGTAATATTATACAAGAATATGGCTGGGAAGGAATCAGGCTTTTGGATTGTAGCTATGCCACAATTAACGCTAATGTTATCCAAAATGTGGGCAAGGTTGCAAATAATGCTTATGCCGCCATTTTGATTACTAATGGCGTAAGTAATTCAACTTACAATACCTTAAATGGGAATACGGTTAGGTCGACGTATTCCAATAAACATAGATACGGTATTCGTGAAAATAGTTCGAGCGATGGACCAAATATTATGCTGGGAAATATCCTGCGTAATGCGGTCACCTCCAACCTATCAACGCAAAATGCCTCAACAATTAAAGCTCATAATATAACTACTTAATATGGAACCAACATATATAATCAAAGATATTGAGGATAAAGGCTCACGCCTAATTGTTCATTTCCGCGTGGAATTTGATGGCAGATTCAGTAATTCTATTTTAATTGTCAGATCAGATATTACGGAAGATGAATTAAAACAGCGGTTGCAACAAAGAACAGAGGTCGTTAAGGCAATGCTTTTTAGAGCACCGACCGATCAGACGGGGCAAGAAATTGTCGCTCAAGCGAAAGAGCAGGTTTCTAACGTGGATGGCCTACGCAAGCTAATTGACCAAAAGTTTAACCTGCCCAGTAATCCTGACGCAGAAGCAGTATAATATAATAAAGGTCGTTAATTAAAAGAAACAAACAAATATGCAAAGCATACTTACTTTAAGCATTGTTGCCGTTAGCGTTTCGCTTTTGGTTCAATGGCTTAAACAATACACCACAGGTGGTTGGAAAAGCCAAGCTATTTTGGTGGCCATTTCTTTGGTAGGCGGCGGAGTATATCTTTACTTCCAAGCCCATCAGGATTATTGGCTCCAAGTGGTAAAAGTTTTAGCTGGTGCTGATGTAGTTTATAGCTTCATCATTTCCAAGTTTGAAACACCCAAGCCTGAATAAAAGACCATAGCGCTATTGTCTTTTCAAAATTGAGGCCGCTATGTCGGCCTCTTTTTTGAGAGGAGGATTATGGAAGCGTTCACATATCCAGTTGAGATAAAGTATTGTCGGATGTGCCAACGGGATACAGCGCATGAAATTCGGGAGTGCGAAGGCGCAAAGGTGAGCATCTGCTCTATTTGCCTCCTTTACAAACTCGGACTTAGTTCGCTACATCCATTGATGCGGAAGGGAGAGCGACATGGAATTCATATACCGCATCATAGCGTGGCGGTGTAATTGTGGGTTCTCACCCTCGGCCGTGAGGGTGGGAGTAACCAGCAACGGGCAACTTATTGGCATTTGGAACTGCAACTGCGGGAATGAGGTCAAGGCCTTAATTCCGTTCGAGCAACTGATTGCCGACATTCCTACGCCCGTCATTGAAGGCTTTAGCGAAGCCGATAAAACTCTGATGAGCAAAGCACACATCAGTTTGGATTAAGGGAGGTGATCAACTCTACCGCTGGTCTAATCCGCCAGCAAATTTTCTCGCATACGGCCGACTGGACAAAAGCACCCACAGAGGTGTTGTAAGCAAGAGGAGGCGTAGCTAAACAGCACGCCTCTTCTCCATTAAGAGAGTGGATAACTTGGATATAGGCCGATAAACTGGCTTAAATAGGCCTATTGCCTAATTCCCCTATATAGGGCTATAATATCTTTGAAAGCACTCGGAGGTCGAGGTGCATTCACACCAAACTATATTACCACTAACATCATGCAAAACAATACGATGCAAAAAATATTGTTAGAAATTAAAACCCTTATTTAAAATTGGGTTTTTTATTATGATAAATACACTTAAGTTTCAAGTAGAACAAATCCTCAGGGATTTTCCCGAATCGCGTAATAGTGACATTACTCTAATGATTGAATTGTGGAAAAGATTTTATCCGCATTTTATCAGAAGAGGAACATCAGGCGAACTCGGCATTTGGCTTCAAGGGCTTTATGACCTCCCGCGGGAGGATGGTATCAGCAGATTGCGAAGGCTGATCCAAAATGATGAGACTCGCATTCCCGAATTAAGGTTCTTGCCCACCTCTTGGGAAGTAGCGCGCCAGCGGTCTATCAATGAAGAGACATGGCGAATAGCAATGGCAAAACACAATTAACTAATGCAAAATATTATGCAAATTGAAGAAATAATAGTACGTTCCTTGGATAACGGCTACACGGTCAAGGTTCATTCCAAGGAAGGTAATAATTGGGGAGATATAAAAAACTTTATCGCTCCCAATATAGAAGCTGTCTTAAAAATAATTAACGAGTGGTGTTCAAAGGCGGAAGCCAGCAAGCCCACGGAACAACCCCCATTCTAATATGGAAAATAAAACATTATTCCCCCGCTCTAACGCTTGGACTATGGCGGGTGTATGGAATGCGGCGCTCGTTAGCAAAGAGGACAGGCCAGCACAGGAGCGCTCGCGCGTGTGGGCATCAGAGCTTGGCAAGCCCAACATAGAAATATTCCTTAAAATGCGGGGCGTGCAACCAACCAATCCGCCTAACCCGCGCAGTAAGCGTAAATTTGAAGCAGGCAATATGTTTGAGTGGATAGTCGGCCTTGTTCTCAAAAGGGCTGGCATACTTAAGGAAAATCAAAAGTGGGTGGATTATACTTACCCTGGCTTAATACAGGTAACGGGTAAAATAGACTTCATAGCAGGCGGTGTGCCTGATTACGAACATTACCGCGCCAATTTAGAAGCCTTGGAATTACCCGAGTTCTTTATGACCGCCTCTAAAGCGATTGTCGAGCATTTCCAAAAGAATTATCCTGATGGGCTGGGCGACCTATTTTTGGAAATAAAAAGCTGTTCGTCATTTATGATGGACGCTATGGAGCGAACACAAAATGCTTCCAAAAATCACCGCCTCCAATTATTCCATTACTTAAAGGCTTGCAACTTTCCCAGAGGCAATATAGTTTATATTTGCCGAGACGACCTTAGAATGTTAGAAATTCCTGTAATCAATTCTACCGACAACCCCGAAATGGCATCTGTTGAATCCGAATACAAAGAGGCTATTGAGCAAATCAGCACATTCTATACTGCCCACAAGAATACGCCTTTAGAAAAGTTTTTGCTTAAGCCCGATACATCGGATGAGCTTAAATGGAAATGGGTGCAATTAGATGGTCTGCCAACCCTTGAACCAGTTATCGTTTGGGATAAAGATTTAAAAAAGTTCTCGCGTAATTGGGGCGTGGAATATTCCAGCTATCTTACAATGCTATACGGCTTTGAAAGCCAAAAGCAATTTGAGGATGCGGTCATGCCGATTGTGGCGCGCTGGAACAGGGTTTTAGGCAGAGTGAAAGATAACGCCAAAATGACACCAAAGAACATTGATGTCATTAAGGAAATGCAATTTAACGGGTTCAAGGTCGAGGAACTCGCACCGCAATATGCTGGAGGCGAAAAGGAAGAAGAGGAGGTTATCCCTGTATGACAATAGAAAAAGCCTTAGAGGAGATGGAAAAAATTTCAGACGGTTACTGTTCGGTAAAGGTTGAAGCAACCAAATACCACGACGAGGAAAGAAGGGTTGAATTTTCTGTTTATGGTTATAAGCAGATAGGCAAAAGCCGAAAAGCCTTTTGGAGCAAAGAGGCTGGTAATTTTGTGGAGGCCTTAGATGATTGGAGATTGAGAGCCGCAGAATACGAGGAGGCGGCTGTATGAGCAAACAAGTTTATATCCGCAAACACGAAAGTTTGTCTAAAGGCGGTCGCTCTAAATTCTACTGTAAGATTTGCCCGAAATTCTTTTATCGCAAGGACGAAATTAGAACGCACTCATTAACCCATAAAAAAATAATTAAACACTAAACTTATGCAAGATGTTTCAAGCAAAACAGGCGAAGGCATTTACCGCCGAGCCGCTATGTCACTAAACGAAATTACCTTTAATGGTAATGATGGTATCTTTTTTGAAAGGGATAAGGATGCCAAAAAAGATGAAAAAACAAATAAATATCCCAAGACTCAAATCACGCAAGAGGGCGAGTCTATAAGCGTTGTATTCCTAAAAATTCGCCGTGTGCTGGCTTCATTCTCTAAAAAGGCTAGTATGAGGACTAACGAGCATAACCACAAAAACGAAACGGTTACGCTTTATAAAGCCGATGGCAAAGAATTTGGGCTGGCCAAGGACTTGCGCGATAAATATCCGCAGTTAAAAACCCAGCAAGTAGTTTATTGCTGGATACCAGGCGACAAAAATTTGACTGACGGCAGGATAGTTAGATTGGTGGTCAAAGGCTCATCGTTAGGCTCGGATTACAAACACGGCACGGAAGTCTTAAAGTTTTACGATTATCTGCAATCATTCGCTAACAATGAGCATAGCCACGAATTTATTACAGAACTCAAGCCCGTGAAAGAAGAAGGTCCACAAGGCGATTATTACGCTATATCATTCGTTAAAGGTCGGAAATTGGATGAATCAGAAAGCGAATTTGTAGCCACCACCATTGATGATATTCACGAAAGAATTACGGCTATTGATGAAAGACTTAAATCCAATTTTGGTAAACCTATGGATGCGGCCGTGCCAGCGGATGCAACAGTAGATGAGGACGTGGAAGATATCCCGACAATTCAGCAAGGCGATGACACGGGTTCTGATATAGACGTTGACTCAATACCATTTTAAGTTTAGAATGGTATTATGTATAAAAGGTCTACTCAGGGCGAATTAAATAGATTGGCTTCATTACCAAAAGGTAAAAGCCATTGGCGTTGGTCGAAAACGCCTACTGTATCTGCAATTCACCGTTGGTTAAACAGATGGTATGGGCGAGCGAACAAATGCGAAAACAACAAGCATGATAATAGCAAACCCGTAAAGAAGTTTGACTACGCACTTATTAAAGGCAAGCCCTACGCTAAAAACCGTAAGCATTTTAAAATGCTTTGTAGGGCTTGCCATATAAAATACGATTGGACAATACAAAGGCAAAAAAAAGTTATAAAAAATCTTAATCGTAAGGGGTATATAAAAAAATATGAATGAACAATCGGAAATGTGGGCAGAGCATAAAAAGGAACGGCAAGCGAAACGCTGGCAAAATGCCGAGCAATCGCTTGACCTGCTTTCCGCCCACGGTATTGAATACGAAACCTTAAATAAGGATATTGGGCATTACCGCGTTCGAGGTTTGGGATTCTGGCCAACGACAGGAAAATACTTTGATCCGAAAACTGGTATATCGGGTCGGGGTGTGCAAAATTTAATCAACTTAATTAAAAACAATGACGATAAAAAAGTTTCTTGAAGAAGAAATAGAAAGCGCCAAAGGCTCGGTTGAGTATTGCGAAATGGATTTGACCAAAAGAAAACAAAGATTATTTATGTTAGAGCAAATGCTGTCGCACATGGAGGAAAAATAATATGCTGGAATGGGAAAAAAAATGTCTATTCGGAATAGAATCAACGGCGGTAATAAGATTTATTAGGACTGAAATTATACCAAATATAATTAATGATTTAGAATTAAATCCTAATGTCGGCGGTCAGCAAAGCCCTAATATCCCGCATTGGATTGAATCTAAAAAATATCAACTAAGAAAAAAGTGGCTTGGAAAGGAGTGGGATGAGAGAAATAAAATTTAGGGCGTGGGACGGTAAAAAAATGCTCCAAGGTCAAAGTGTTATGAATTTAAGTTTAGCGACTTTGCTTACTTGGAGCGATAAAGTTATGCAATTTACAGGACTCAAAGACAAAAACGGCAAAGAGATTTACGAGGGGGATTTAATTCAAGACTTGCCAGATGGTTATGAACCAAGGCTTATTGATGAGGTGGTATGGTGGGAAGAAAAATTAGCCTGGGCAGTTAAAGATAAATTTGGTGGATATGGTATGTTATGGCCTGAAAAAGAATTTAAAGTCATTGGCAATATTTATGAAAATCCAGAATTAATCAAATAAATTTATGGACTCAGCAGATTATAACAATTTAAGCACTGCCGAATTAGACGCTGAGGATGAAGACGAATCTTTATCCACAACCCCTTAGTTGCTTAATTACCCTATATAAGGCATAATAGCCTTATACATTAAATACAAAAATATGGCTCAACGCAGAATGTTTAGCTTGCAAATAGTGGATACCGATGCCTTTCTAGAGATGCCGATGTCGTCCCAGCTTCTTTATTTCCACTTTGCGATGCGGGCTGACGATGAGGGATTTGTCGGCAATCCAAAAAAAATAATAAAAATGGTCGGCAGTAATGAGGACGATTTCAAAGTATTGATAGCCAAGAGGTTTTTACTGGCCTTTGAAAGCGGGATTGTGGTTATAAAGCATTGGCTTATCCATAACAGTATTCGTTTGGATAGGTTTAACCCAACCTCCCATCAAAAGGAAAAAGCCCAAATAAAGACCGCAGAAAATAAGGCTTATACCGAGGTGGATACCACTCGGCAACCATCTGGCAACCAAAGCCTGCCTCAAGTTAAGTTAATTGAAGGTAATATAAGTGAAGTTAATTCAACCTTTGCTAAAGCAAAGGGGCGCAAGCGCCCTAGTGTGAAAAATCCAATTATTCAAAGTTTATGGGATTTTGGAAGAAACTTAGGATTTTCCACGGTCAATGAAAAAATGAATCGCTATGCTTTAAACCGCCTGCTTAAAAAGAAGAACTCCGAACAGTTAAAGAAGGCCGCCGAGTTTTCCCAAGAGATTAGGGAACAACCTTATGCCCCGCAAGTAAATAATTGGATTGACCTTGAACAGAAATATTTAAAATTAAGGGACTTCGTGCAAAGGCGTAATCGCCAAGTGCAAGAGACCAAAGGAAAGACTGTGATATTATGAGCTATGTAATTATATTTTGGGATGGTGCAAAAATTCAGGTTAGTAACGCCACGGGTGAAAAGTTAAAAATTCTTATCAATGAAGGTAATATAAAAAACTTTATCATTGGAAATAATTTGTATGCAGTATCGGATGTAAAAAGAATTTTAACTAAGGACGATGCTTATGATGAATTCCCAAAAGAGTGGGATAAACTACAAACAATGCAAGATGAGGTTTCCGCAAATATTAAATCATTAAAATTGGAATTACCAAAATTAACTTAATTTTATGAAAAAAGAAACTTTAGAAAAGGCAACGGAATTAAAACATAATATTGATCAGCTTGATGGTATGATAAAAGCGCTGGGCGTGGGCGAGGAAACTAACGATGCCTTTTTCGGAACCATAGGCGCGTTTGCCGATATGCCGCAGGAGTTTAGAATTGAAGTTAAAGAGGCTTGTGCTAAATATAAAAATAAATTAGAAAAGGAATTGGAGGAACTCTAATATGCCTTACAAAAGACGTGATGATGAAGAATATATTAGGTCGCCGATTAATTGGCCAACCTATACACGAGACGACTTGGATAATTTCGCCGAGTTCCTAAAGAAGTATAAAAACATTAACGACGCGCGGGTGGCCGTGGGCGCTATGTCAAAGAAGATGCATTACGGCACGGTTATATACTGCGTGCTTGTAACTAAAACGGGCGAATGGCAAGGCCGTGATGTTTATAAAAATCCGACTGAGTATGAATTGTTTGAGCATAAATTAAAGGCTTTGGAGCAAAGGGACGGCAAGCGTGAATACGCTCAAAAAATGGAAATGGAAGGATTGAGTCACGCCGAACCGCCACCGCTAAAATCTGAGGACTATGGAATACCTTTCTGAAAAAAAATACTTGAATAAAATTATATGCGGCGATGCTTTGGAAATATTAAAGTCCTTGCCCGATGAAAGTTTAAACTGTTGTATAACCTCGCCGCCGTATTGGGGGTTAAGAGATTATGGGGTTGCGGAACAGCTCGGATTGGAAAAAAGCCCTGAACAGTATGTGATTAATCTTGTTAAAGTATTTAATGAACTTAAGCGCGTTTTAAAAAAGGATGGCACATTTTGGTTAAACCTTGGGGATTCCTATATAGGCAGTTGGGGAAATTATGGCGGCAAGAATAGAGGCGCGGGGAGGCAGAGAAAAATTGTTAACGGATCAAGCGCGCCAAATCCAGCTTACGAAGGACTGGAAAATTGGCGACCGCCAACAACAGACGCAGTTGGTATGAAGCCAAAAGACTTGGCAGGCATTCCGTGGCGCGTGGCATTTGCTTTACAGGCTGATGGATGGTATTTGAGACAGGACATTATTTGGGCAAAACCAAATCCAATGCCCGAGAGCGTAACCGACCGATGCACTAAAAGCCATGAGTATATTTTCCTTTTAACCAAAAGTCCGAAATACTTTTTTGATAGCGAGGCTATCAAGGAAAAAGCTACAGGTTTTGATGGCCGTAAAGGAACGAAAGAAAGTTCAGGGAAAAAAAGGAAGAATGATAATACTAAGCACGGTGGCAATGGCACGGGATTTCAAAACCATTCTGGCTATAACAAATTAGAAAATCCTTACGTGCGCAACAAACGTTCGGTATGGACGATTACCACCAAGCCTTATGAGGAGGCACACTTCGCCACCTTCCCCCCTGATCTGATTGACCCAATGATTAAAGCAGGATGCCCAAAATACGGAATTGTTTTAGACCCTTTTATGGGAAGCGGAACGACTGCTATGGTGGCCAGATATTTAGGCAGAAGTTTTGTCGGCATTGAACTTAATCCTGAATATATAAAATTGGCAGAAAAAAGAATGAAGCAACAAGTATTAAATTTCTAGTATGCAAGCAATATCTCAAAATAAGTCATTTGCGCACGGCGCAAAAACAGAAGCCGATAGCCATAAACTATGTTTACAGGCTATTGAAGTAAAAAATGACCTTGAATTTCGCTTTTTAGAGTTAGGTGCTTTGCTTTATGAAATTAAGCAAAATAGGCATTATGAGTCAGGGTGGACTTCGTGGGAGGAATATGTGATGGAATTAAAATTATCCCACGCCTCAATTTCGCGTCTTATCCGTATTTACGAAGTGTTAATACTCAATTACCAATTTTCGCCACGCAGAATAGCAGAGGCTGGCGGCTGGACGGTCGTTGCTGAAATACTCCCTGATATCAAAGAAAGCACCACCAAGCAAGAGATAACGACTTGGTTGGGCGAAGCTACCGAATTAAGCCGTCCCGACCTCCGTAGGGCAATAATTGAACGCAGGAAGGGCGTGGATATGGCGAAGTGCAAACACACAGATACTTATACCATTAAAATATGCCGTGGTTGTGGCGAGAGATGGACAATCTAATATGAAAAAAGATATTTACCTTAATGATAATTTTACAATCAATATACCGCGCTTATTGGAAACGCGGCTTTTAGTGCAGGCCAATAGCGGTGGTGGAAAATCGTGGCTGATCCGCCGTTTGCTTGAACAGTCCCACGGGCAGGTTCAGCAAATCGTAATTGATATGGAGGGCGAATTTGCCACGCTCCGCGAGAAGTATGATTATGTTTTAATCGGCAAAGGTGGAGATACCTCGGCTAATGTAAGGAGCGCGCCATTACTGGCTCGACGGTTATTGGAAATGAAAGTATCGGCTATAATTGATCTATCCGAATTACCACACTATGACCGTAAGCGTTTTGTTCGCTTATTTTTAGATAGCATGATTGATTCACCCAAGGAATTATGGACGCATTGTTTGGTTGTAGTTGATGAGGCACACCAATTCGTGCCAGAAAAAGGAGAGAGTGAGGCGGCTAGTGCGGTTATAGATTTATGCACGCGTGGGCGTAAGCGCGGGTTTTGTGCGGTGCTGGCAACCCAGCGTCTTAGCAAACTCCACAAGGATGCGGCCGCTGAATGTAATAACAAACTTATCGGTCGCACGGGGCTGGATATTGATATGAAACGTGCAGGCGAGGAATTGGGCTTTACTTCCAAAGAGCAAGTCCATTCACTCCGCAATTTAGAGGCGGGAGAATTTTACGCATTCGGACCCGCTATGTGCAATGAGCCGACCAAAGTTCAGATCGGTGGGGTTAAAACCAGCCACCCCAAAGTTGGCTCTAAAATTCTTTCCCGCGTCACGCCACCCACGGAAAAGATTAAGTCCGTATTAAAGCAGTTGGAAGATTTGCCTCAAGAGGCTGAAAAGGAAGCCCAAACTATCAAGCAATTACAAACAGAAATTAGGCAGTTAAGAAATCAACCTCGTCATAATCCTGATCTACCTATGGGCGTAAGCCAGTGGAGAAACCACGGGGAAAAGTTTGGTTATGCAAAATTCTTTGAAACCGAAAAAGCATTGATGGAAAATCGTATAAAGGGTTTGGTGCAAGTGTTGACCCATATTTGGAAATGGCAAACTGATTTTCCGTCTAAGGATGTTAATTTAATTTTGAGTGCCAAAATTAACCCGCCGCCAAAACCAGTTTTTATAGAACCCAAACGTGAAAGAAAATACCCCGAACGTTTTCCAGGCAAAGGCGTGCCAATCTCCCAAATTCTTAGAGAGGATGCCGAACAACAAAAGGAGATGGGGATTGGTGAACGAAAAATCTTAATAGCGGTTGCCCAGCATGATGGGGCAACGCGCGAGCATTTAACCGTAATGACGGGTTATAAACGTTCCAGCCGTGATGCCTATATCCAAAGACTCCAAGCCAAAGGCTTTGTAAGGGCTGGCAATGGCAAAATTAACCCTACCAGCGAAGGGATTGAGGCCTTGGGTGAAGGTTATGAGCCGTTGCCTATCGGAACTGAATTACAGGAGCATTTAATGCGAACCTTGCCCGAAGGTGAAAAAAAGATTTTGGGACTACTGATTGCCAATTACCCCGAGGCGGTTGACAGAGAACGGTTGTCAGACGAAACAGGCTACCAGCGTTCAAGTCGGGACGCGTATATTCAGCGTTTATCCGCGCGCCAGTTGGTTGAGCAAGAGGGGCGCGGTATGGTAAAGGCCAGCGATAAATTATTCTAATGACCGAAAAACAATTAAAATTAAAAGCATTTTACGAGGATAAGGCTAATTGGCGGCCGCCGTCATATTCGCAGATAGCAAGATATATGGGCTGGAAATCAAAGCGCAGTGCTTCCGAGATGCTGAAAAGAATTTACTCCGATGAAGATTTGTCCAAAATGCGGCATGGAAGTGGAAGCACTGACCTATGACCACCGCGTGCCGAAATGGTTTTTAAGCCGAATGTCCTACTTTGGATTTTCCAAGCTGAAAGAAAGCAAACTGCGAAAACACAATATTGAAATGCTAAGGCAGATGATTTGTGTTAAATGCAATACGGCCAAAGGTGGTAAAATAGATTGGGACGACTTATGTTTGAATTGGTGCAAGCAATTGAAGATTTGTCCAAAATGCGGCATGGAAGTGGAAGCACTGACCTATCACGGGTTCGTTCCATGTATCTTTACGTCTTTGCCTGTTTTAACTGCGGGCGTTCAGATAAGGGACTAGAACTCCATCATATTTTCGGCCGCGAAAGCCCTGCGGCTTTTAATGCTTGCCCCCTGTGCAGGGTTTGCCACGCGGCCGTTACCAACAGCAATGAGGAACGGGCGCGTTTTTTCTTTAAGAATGTGGAATTTTTGCTGGACAACCACTACGAATTACAGCCCGATGATTTGGCGGTGGTGGCCAAGCACCCATTTTTAATTGAGACCGAAGCCTACAAAAGAATCTTTGATACGAACGGCGATGTGGATAAGAACCTATTAAATTACCCAAAATAGGGGTATAATATAATATGGGTATAAATATCTCGCAGAACAAATACCACAATGTCCGAACGGAGTATAACGGCCGTTGGTTCGCCTCAAAATTAGAAGCCAGCCACGCCAGAGATTTGGATTTAATGCGCCGCGCGCAAGACCCAACTCAAAAAGTCGTGGCCGTGAACTATCAGTATCGGATACCCGTTAAAGTTAATGGGGTGTTGATTTGCCATTATGTCGCCGACTTTTATGTAATGTTTGAGGACGGGCATAAGGAAATTCACGAAACCAAAGGCGTCAGGACAGCGGTATATTTAATTAAGAAAAGATTAGTTGAAGCAATTTACGGAGAAAAGATTTTAGAATTTTAACGCGGGGTGGAGTAGGAGTCGCTCGGCGGTCTCATAATCCGCACACGCAGGTGCAAATCCTGCCCCCGCCACCAAACTATGGCCAATAAAGCACAAAAAGCAATAGTGTCCCTTGATCACCCTGTTCGGAGAGAAATCCGCAGGGGTTTAGTTAAACATGGCAAAGTTAAAGTAGTGGGCTTGGGTATTTTTGAAACCCGCAAGATTCCCGCACGTCGCGGTCGCAATCCGCAAACCAGCAAAATAGTTATGATTCCTAGCTATCTTAAAATCAAATTCCGTCCTACTAAGGCGTTAAAAGAAGCTGTCTGCTAATGCAACAAATTTCTTACCTCCCAACCGAACAACTTAAATTGCATCCGCAAAATCCTCGGCGTATTGACGAGAAGCAGATGCAAATTTTGTGCGACAGCATTAAAGCTAACCCCGATTATTTTGAAACCCGCCCTATCCTTTGTAATAAGGATATGGTGGTATTTGCAGGTAATATGCGTTTACTGGCCGCCCAGCGATTGGCATTAAAAGAAGTGCCTGTGGCCGTTATGGATATATCGGAAGAACGACAGAGAGAGCTGATGATTAGGGACAACCGCTCTAACGGATTATGGGATTTTGATTTGCTTGGTAATAATTTTGATGTAGACAATTTACTTAAATGGGGCTTCAACGAGAAAGAATTACTCGGAAGCCCTTTTGATTTTTTTCCAAATTCCGACAAGGATGAGAAAATGCCCGACATGCCCAATACCCCCCCCATTGCCCAATTAGGTGATGTGTATATTTTAGGCAACCATAGATTGATGTGCGGCGATAGCACCAACCTAGATGATGTGCAAAAGTTAATGAACGGGCAAAGCGCCGACATGCTATTTACAGATCCGCCTTATAACATTGCTTATGAACAGCTTAATATGATGAGGGAAGGTGCTAAGGATTGGTCTAAAGAATCTGAATGGAAAGATAAAATGACTGATGAGCAGTTCCAGCAATTTTTGATAACTATATTAACGAATGCCAAAACGGTATTAAAAGAGTTTGCCCATTTCTATGTATGGTTTGCATTTAAATTTTATAAGGAATTAGTGATAGCTTTTGATTCTAACGAAATTCATTACGACAAAGTTCCATTGATTTGGAAAAAGCAAACCGTGCCATTAAGCTGGGCGCGCTACCACAGAAATTACGAACCCTGCTTATTCGGGGGCAAGGAAACTATCACGGCCAAGAACGGCGGTCGTTGGTTTGGTCCTAATAATGAAACCACGGTTTGGGAAATAAATACTGATAGCAATATTTCTTACGTTCATCCGACACAAAAGCCCACGGCACTTGCCGAACGTGCTATTAAAAATAGCAGTCAGGAAAATGAAATAATTTTAGACTTATTTGGAGGCTCGGGATCCACATTAATCGCCTGTGAAAAAACTAAGCGTATTTCCTTTACAATGGAATTAGACCCTCACTACGTGGACGTGATTGTAAAAAGATGGGAAGAATATACCAAACAAACGGCGATAAAGGCATAAGGAGTGGATAACTTTAAAAATTCCGCTTGAACTTACAAGAAAATCTTTGAGAAAATCGGCATATTTTGGTCTATTTTGCTTGCGTAATTACCCTATATAGGCTATTATATATGTAGGGTATGTTCTTTAACAACTTAAGCCGATTGGAAAGGGAAAATATGAACGTCAAAAAAACACAAATGAGTGTCCTAGAGGTTTATAGAATGGTTTTAGAACAAGCAGATTTTTGGAGGGAGCAGGCAAAAAAAAGTCCTGACGATAGATACACCACTTCAGAAAGGGGATTAAGAGAAGCGATGGCGGGAGAATTATATGCGGTTGCCGCCAATTTAGAAAGAACCCCCGAAGTTAATCCAACTAAGTAAACTAATTTATCGGCTTAAGTTGCTAGGGTGAAAATCCTAGATTGTTCCTTAACAACTTAATAAGCGGATTGGAAAGGGAAAAATGAATTTTATTGAAACCAATTTAAATCCAACAGGCAAAAGAGTTAACGATTGTGTGGTGCGAGCTATAATGAAAGCCACAAATTATACTTGGCGAACGGTTTATGCGGGACTAACGGGATTAGGCAATGATTTATATCGGTTGCCTAATGAGAAAGAAGTTTACCACCTTTATTTAAAACAACTCGGGTGGGAAAAACAACCGATGCCAAGACACGAAAATCGCAAACGCTATACCGTAATAGAATTTGCCGCAGAGAATCCTGTAGGCACATTCGTAATATCGGTTGCCAATCACTTAACGGTATTGGTTGACGGCAATCTATATGATACATGGAATTGCAGTCGCAAGTGCTTAGGCAATTATTGGAAACGAAAATAAACTAATTTATCCGCTTATTAAGCTGTGAGGGTGCAAACCTTCAGAGGTGGCGAGTATTTGGCAAGATAGCTCGTGATTGCCTTTAACAGCGAGGTTATTGGTAATATTCGCCCCCTTTCCAAAATAAGGTTCGTTGATTTGTTGCTCTCTGGATAAGCTCGTAAAACCTAAGGCCGAAAGGCTATGGAGATAGCGAGATGCAGACAAAAATGCGAAGTAGCCGTTAAGGGGCGAAAGCATAGAGTTGCCTTAATCAACTCTTCCCGACGACAGGGAGCAGGGAATCAGCGAACCGCAAGGTGTATAATAATTTGGGAGTATGGTGTGCAAAATCGGTAGCCTTAAAACCATCCGACTTCCCACGTTCGGCCTGATGGCCAAAGCGTCTGGAAATAAAATGTGCCAGCTCTCACGTAAAATCTATGAAGGAAATTTTTAAAGAATGGAGTTTGTATGTATTTGCTGTAGGCATTATTTTACTTGCTATCGGTATTGAGATTTTTAGATACAAAGTTTGCATGAGTTTTGCCCATAATCACCTATACTGCTTATTACATTAATCCTATTAAATTCAGTCCTCACAGAGTATAATTATATTGTAAGGTTAACCTTAATAATTAAGCGAAAGGAATCTTCCTATGCCTATTGACTCTGCCGCGTTTAACGCGGAATTGCAGGCCTTGGCAGACAAATACCAAGTTCATATCACGGGAAAAGCGACACCTGTCAATCCCGATGAAGATGACTTTGATATTACTGCACAAGCGGTCACGCCTCCTGCGGCCTAAAAGGTTGGGGCTGTTTAACAACAGCCCCTTTCTATTTTTTTAAATAAAATTATGTTCTTATCTTATTCACAACGTGATCCCAAGTGGGCAGATACAAAAATGGGCAGTAGCAATTTGACTATTGGCCGCTATGGTTGCACTACCACCAGCATTGCAGACCTGTCTACTTATTTTGGCGACAACTTAACCCCTTATCAAGTTTCCCAAACCATAAGTTATATTCAAGGCTTAGTTATCTGGACGACCTGTAAATTTACAAAGTTTCATTTTTTAAATCGTGAACGACTCCGAAGCGATATCAATATCAAAGCCGCATTAGATGACCCGAACAGAGCGGTAATTTTAAACGTGGCCAATGGTTCACATTGGGTAGTGGCAACGGGCTGGGATAATATCAATAAAGTTTTTAAAATCGCAGACCCGTGGATCGGGGACAGAAGCGATATGCGCCGATATAATAACAACATTACTGGCGCGGCTTATTTTGGGAGATAATATGGCACACGAACAACCAGAACGCATAAAAGAATTATTGGAAAAAGAAAAAAACGGCACGCTAAATGCCGCAGACTTTGAAGAGCTGAAAAGATATCGTGAAAATCCGCAAGGACACGGATAACATTATAATTAAGTGCTATAAAATCGTTTAGAGGGCGGAGGGGTTTGAGGGAACGTAAACGACTGTCAGCATTTGAGGCAAAATGTATAAACTTTCTTAAAAAGCTCCTGCTGTTCTTGCTTATGAGCCTGTATTTAATAGGCTGGTTCGCGATAAGAACTGCGGCTGACGCTCCAACTCAACCACCTCAACAATTAGATTTTTTACCAGACATCTTACAAAATGCATCAAGCACTATATGCACAAGTGGGGGAAATGACCAGCCTGCGACTGGATGCGCAAGTCCCGTTCATTTGGAAGTTCCTAAACATGCCACCTCGACAGCTAAAAGGCTACCGACTGGACATTCTACCCGTTCCGAAAAAGCGGTATCAGCAGACTCTTTACAGCAATACCTCCAAAGGAATAATAGCCCTCTTGCGGACTATGCGCCGCAAATCGCGAGTTCGTCATATTCCAGTCTCATCATCGGGATCTGTGCGATTGAACAATATAACTGCACTCGCGCGCCGAACTACAACTATTGGGGACTTATGGGCAAGACTGGATTACAGAAGTTCTCAAATATGGGACAAGGTATTCAAGCGATAGATAGTTTTTTAACCAAGGCCGAGAATAATGGGCGAACAACCGTAGAATCTTTCCGCGGTTGGTATTGCCAATCGGCCTGCACAAATTGGGAAAGCACCGTATTGAAAGTAAAAGCTCAGGTTGAAGCACTACCATAGCGGCGTGGCCGCCTAACTTTATAAAACCAAAACAAACAGGGTATCTCCCAGCAACAACAGGCTTTAATGGTAGCCTGTTTTTGCTTTACTCCCTATTTAGGGTTATAATATGCCTATGATTTCCGAAATAGAAAAAGAATTTTTGTTAGAAAGCAACGCCATTGAGGACGTTTTTGACCATACCAGCTTTTTACAAGCCCGCTATGCGTGGGAATATTTAAAAAGCCAAAAGGAAATGTCCTCGCATGTCGTTTTAAAGACGCATAAAATTTTAATGCTCAAGCAACCCTTACAGCCTGACGAAAAAGGCTATTTTAGGAAAGTGCCAGTTTATATCGGCGGCCACCAAGCATTAAACCACAGCGCAGTAAAAGAGCGTATGCATATTTGGTGCCTCAATGCTTTTATTCACCCGCAATATTGGAAAGAGCATCACGTTGAATATGAAAAAATCCACCCGTTTGTTGATGGCAACGGGCGAACGGGTAGAATGTTTATGAACTGGGAACGCTTAAAAGCTGGCCTGCCAATTTTAGTTATTAAAGCCGATGAGCGCCATGAGTATTACAAGTGGTTCAATTAGAAAATGTAAAACTTGTGGCGTGGAAGTTGGTGCTTACCAATTCTATTGCCCATTGCATAAAAAAATGAATAGGGCGTTGCGGGATAAGAAAACCCATAGCAAGCCTGAATATAAAGCAAGGCGTAGGATTAGAGAAAATATTAAATATAGGCTTAACAGAGAAGCTATTTTGTTCCAAAGAAAATTTAGTTATAAAGTAAAAAAGTGGAAGAATGATTTAACAAAAGTGTATGGAGATTGAAGGACAAACAACCGAAATAGAGGTCGCCTATGAACCCGATTACGAGATAAATGACGTGGTGTTTTCGGAGCCGTTTGTCGTGCTTAAACCCCTGATCCAAAAGCAACAAAGCTGGTGGGCTAATAAGGGGAAAGTAGAAAACTTAATTGCGGCTTTTAAAATGGACTTAACCATTGCGGAAGCCTGTGTTCAAGCGGGAATATCCGTAGACCAATATAAATATTTTTGCAAAATCCATCCATTATTTTCCACGGTAAAGTCTAGGTGTAAGATGTTCGCCCCGATACTCGCCAAACAGGGGCTTATTGCAGATCTAAAATCCGAGGATGGCGCGCGTTCCCGTCAGTGGTATTTGGAACGCCGCCAACCGCATTTATACGGTCGGGATATCGGAGCATATACCCCGCCGCCCCCTGAAGCCGCCGCAAAAGTAACCACCGAGGCCTTTTTAGATAATGAGGGCAAATTATTGGTTTCCCGTGGAACAGCCGAAATATTAAGAAAAGAACATGGAAACGAGGACGGAGAAGATTGACCCCAAGCAAGCGGTCAACGTTTTTGATATATACAATCGTTACTTCCGCCTATTCGTGCGGGATATTTTAGGGCTGGTTAATGAACCGTTCCACGACGAACTGGATGACGAAATAAGTCAGAAGTTTGATTCCGAAAGTCCTGTATACAAAATGGTAAAGCGATTTTTTGCCGTATTCACGTATCCTCGTGACCACGGCAAGAGCAAGCATTTATCGGTAGCCTACCCGCTTTGGCGTATAGCAAAAGACCATAATGTTAGAATATTGTCAATTTCCCGCACTGGTGCGGTTGCCGAGTCCTTTTTATCTGAAATCGTTTCAAATATTGAACGTAACGACCTTTATAAACAATGGGCGAAATCAATAGACCCTATGCAGGAAGGCGTTATTCCGCGCATGAAGCCAACCCGCAAACAGACCGAGGACTGGTCAGGTAAATCCATTACCATTGAGCGCGAGGATATCGGCTCGAAAGACCCGACTATTTGGGCAACGGGATTATTTGGCCAAATTCTTGCCCGCCGTGCGGACGTGATTATATTGGATGACGTGGTTGACCAGCAAAACAGTATGACCGAGCTTCAGCGCAAAAAGGTTATTGATTGGATTGAAACAACTGTATTGCCCGTGCTTGTGCCAGGCGGCACGCTTATATATCTTGGCAATACATGGCATCAAGACGATGTGGTTTCTAAGTTTATGACCGATCCGCGTTTTATGGTCCAGAAACGATTAGGTGCAATTATCCACGAGGCTGATCGCCAAGACCTCTGGCAGAAATGGGGAAGCATAATATTAAATATTACCGTGCCATCAAAGGAGCGCTTTAATGCGGCCAATGAATTTTATGAACAGAATAAAGCGGATATGGATGCAGGCACGCAGGTTCTTTGGAAAGAGCGTTATCCCTATTCGCGTTTATATCTAGACCGATTATTAAATCCTTACGTCTTTGCCCGCATGTATCAGTGCGACCCGAGCAATCGTCCTGACCAAGTTATCAAAGACGAATGGATTGAGGCGGCTATGAAAAAGGGGAAGCATTTAAGGTTTCAAGACGCACCGCACACCAAAAACTTTTTGGAAGTATCGGCGGCTGGTATGGACTTGGCTATAAGCCTTGAAGAGGCGGCAGATGATACCGCACTTATTTATCTTGACCTTGTTAGGCAAGGCTATGACGGTGTTGAGGACGGCAATTATATTATTAGGCAAATCCACCGCGGTAAGTTTACGCCAAACGAACAAAGGACTAAAGCAAAAGTGGCTTGGATGAGTCATGGTATGACAACCGTCCGCGTGGAAAGCGTGGGATATCAGGCCTCGTTAACTATTGACCTTAAAAATGAGGGTGTGCCAGTCACGGCTTACCATACGGGTGGCGAGAAGTTTGACCCCGAAATTGGTATCAACAGCTTGGCCGTGGCTATGGAATTGGGGCAGGTCGTCATACCTAGCGACCCTACTGATCCCCGCACGATAATGCTGGCCAGCCAGTTGGCTAACGAAATGCGGGCGTTCCCTGACGGGCATACAGGCGATGCACTAATGGCATTATGGTTTGCATATTCCGAAATTCGTGCTTTAATGGGATCAAGGGTCGGATTTCCTAAAGGCGGCTTGAGTTTTATCAAAGACTCCCCACCCGTTCAAACCAAAGAGCAAAGGGTAGATTTGGAAAAAGTGGCGGATATTGAAGCAATTAGAATACAGGAAAAGGAAAGGAGCGGCTTTGACCGCATGGTGGGCGTATTCAAACCAAAAGAATAGGTTATCCACAATCTTGACTATTGCGGTATTACCCTATTTAAGGCATAATATCCTTATGACGACAACAATGGAAATTGAAACTAAAGAACGTGTATGTCCTAATTGCAACGGCCACGGCACGCCTTATGTTGATGTTCAAAGGTATGGCACGATGATTCAATATTCATCCGCCTACCCGCGAGACCCACTTAGATGCGAACTATGTCGTGGGTTAGGCAGGATAAAGGAAGCTATTTACAAACCTGTCATGCCGTCATTTGAAAAAAAGGTCGCCTCTGCTAAATACAGTGCGGAGGGTTTAAGTTTAAGAAAATTAACAATTTATTCTGCATTGGCGTTGCTTGCAAAAGTCGTCAATGACAGAGCAGGAGAAAAAGAAAATGGGATTAGAAAAATTGGAAGCGAAGTTGGGTGATATGTTAGATAAATTGGAAGAAAAGCCGATTGAATCTTTATTGAAGTTCTTAATCATTTACGTTGTTTTTAAACAACTGTTTAAGAACAAACAGCAAGGGCAATAATATGTGGAAATCGCTCTTGATGATAATCGGTTTGGGAATTTATGAATTTTTTAAATTCCTAAGACGAAGGTTTATTTGGTTGGTGCTATTGATAGCTGTTTGGATAGTTAGGCATTATGACCTAATTGAAAAAGCACGCCCACTGTTTAGGCAGTGCAATACAAGCGGCGGTAATGTAGTTCTTATAATTGGATGCGCGGTGGCGGGTATTGCCCTTGGCTCGTTGTTTACAGGAATTATTATGGCGAGCAGGGATCGTAGTAAAATACGGGCGGAATACCAACGTGCATACGAATCATTAAACCGTTAAAAAATAAGTAATAGCGGGCAATAACCTTGCCCGCTTTAACTCTATGTCCCCTATCAAGAAAATAAAAATATTTGTAATCTTTGTCTGTATCTTTGTTATGATAATGGGTGTCTATGCATTTTTTTATACCGTCCCCAAACCCCATTGGTATTTGGTTTCTAAAATTAATGCGGCATTGTTATTCTTTTTAGGCCTCCATCGCCTTATAAGAACTATGGAAACTTTCGGCAAATGAAACTCGCAATTATATTTCCAACATTAAATCAGCAAGACCTAACCCATACGGCCGTGGATTGTGTTATGAGCAATTTAGGCGTGCCTCGTGATGTGATTGTATTGGACAATAATTCCGAAGTTCCCTATGAGGCTAGGCAAGAGGTGCTTGTTTCTTTAAACAAAAATATAGGCGTGTATCCAGCATTTTGGGAAGCATTGAAGCATACCGATGCGGATATTATCGCCTTTTTTCATACCGATTTATTTGTTGAGGAAAAGGGCTGGGATGAACGTGTGGTAAAACAATTTGAGGACAATCCAAAGCTCGGGCTAATTGGCTTTATCGGCTCAAACGAAATTGACGCTGGCGGCGGCCGTGGCTATGGCACTACCTCAAACTTTCAAGGAATGACTACAGGCCATCGCAATAAGCGCGGGGAAGATAAACAATGGATAGGCAGTCCCGCTAAGGCCCACGGCAGGGCAGATAGCGGGTTTAGTGTGGCGGCCGTGGTAGACGGTTGCGCTATGATATTCCGCCGTGCTGTATTGGAGCAAATCAAACAGCGTGCCAATTTCCCCCCGCACCATTTCTATGACCGATTGTTATCAAGCGAAACCCGTGAGGCTGGCTGGAGTATGGGCGTATTAGGAATTATGTGCGACCATATCAGCGGGCAAACCGTAAATCAAGAGCCAGCTTATAATAGCTTTGCCGAGCAATGGGCAACCACGCACGGCTTTACGAAAGGCGATTTGCATAATTGGGATTCGGTTTTATATAAAGAGGCCGAACGACAATGGCTGACCGAATATCGCGATATTAAACATTTAGTCCCTTGCCATGTATGAAACCAAGACATATTTTAAGGCGATGCAAACACTCGGGCAAACTTTGCTATGATAAAAAGGGCGCGCAAACCGTGATGAACAGCCAGAGGACACGGCGATTGCTTGGTAAAGTTTTAAGAATTTACTGGTGCGGAATGTGCAATTTTTGGCATTTAACAACTCAAAAAGTTTACGAGGCAAGGACATGACTGAACCAAAAGGATTAAAAAAATTAAGAAATAACTGGCCAGCCTGCGGGCGTATACCCAAGCACAAATGCAAGAATTGCAAATGCGTTAGGTATAATCCTTGCGGTTGCCAAAAGAAATAACTATGAAAACTATTGGCATGACTGGCAAGCACCATACCGAAGAAACTAAGAAAAAAATTAGTTTGAAAAATAGTGGAAAGGGCAATGGAAGGTATGGGGTTGCTTGGTCAAATAGTCAAAGAAAAGGAATATCCTACAGAACTCGTGATGAGAAGAATCCAGCATGGAAAGGCGGCACTGATAAATGGTTTAAGAAGCGTGTGCTTAAAAGGGATAACCATACTTGCCAAATATGCGGATTAAAAGATGATGAGATTATGGTTATGGATCATATAAAACCAAAATCTATTTACCCTGAATTACGACACGAGATTACTAATTTACAAACGCTTTGCCCTAATTGTCATGCCAGAAAAACAAATGCCGAAAAAAAGGAAATTATTAGAATTAAAAAAGCTAGAATAATTATATGAAAATTGCAATTTGCGCCCCATGCCACATACCCCCGACCAAGGACTGGATTTATGCCTTGGAGCGGGAAGCCAAATTAGGTAATGCCGATGTTTTTATTATTGATGACAGCGACGGTAAATTGGGCGAGTTACCTAGCAACTGGCGAGTATATGACTATGCCAAGCAAAAAGAATTTCTCGGTGAATTATATGAGGATTTTGCTACGATGTTTCACAAATGCTCGGCCTGCCGTATATTCGGGCATCTGGTAGCTTATAAGGAAAATTACGACGTTATTATAGGCTTGGATAGCGATTGCGTTGTCCCTTTCTTTTTTGTCCAATCGCACCTATCAATCCTAAATACCAAAAAGGCTTACGGCTGGTCAAACCCGTTAGGCGGTTCAGGCTGGTTTACGCGCGGATATCCTTACTCCATGCGCGACTGGCGAATAATAGCTAATATGGGTATGTGGGATAACGTGCTTGATCTGAACGGCAAGGATAGGCAAAAGGATGAGCCTAAACGTATTAACGTAGTTGGCTCAACTATTGCCCCCGCACCATTGCCATTCTCTGGTATGAACTTTTCTATGCTCCGTGAAGCTATCCCTGGCTTTTTATTCCTGCCAAATTTTAAATATCAGAACAATGATTTTAGGCGGATTGACGACGTATGGGGCGGTTACATTTTTCAAAGCCTGATGCGTAAGCGCCGAGAGGCTGTCGTATATGGCCAGCCGATTGTTTTCCATGATACAATAGTTGTGCCTGCCGAGGACGCGGCTGAGGAAGAGGCGATGTATAAATGGGAAGATAATTTTATAAACACGGTTGACCATGCTATGAATTTTAATACTATGGTGGCACCGCAGTTTATGCCCTACTTTGATTTATTTTCTTTATTCGTTAATGAATTAAAAAAACAGCCGTCCATTTTTGAAGCCCTTATCCCAGCAATGGACTGGTGGCTAAAGGCATTGAAACCAAAATGAAATTTGACATAATACTTACATCATGGAATCGGTTAGAATATTTAAAGCGGACGGTGGCCTCGCTCATTAGTTCGGGTGCTTTTGAAGCGGCAGAGCGGGTTATCATCGTGGACAATGGCTCAACAGAGGAAGGCGTCCATGCCTTTTTGGAAGATTTGCGGCGCGAGCGCGGCGCTTTTTTAGTATTACTGCCGCATAACCGCGGCTGGGGGACGGCTGTGAATGACGCTCTTGGACTATCCCGCGCGCCCTATTTGTTTGTTAGCAATAATGATGTGGATTACAGCACTGTGGG